TTCTTTGTTTTGAAGTACAGTTTGTAGTATGGTTGTTTGAGTTGTTCGATTGTATTCATGTCATCAGTGAACCCCATGTATTTGAGGAGTTGGTATGATCCTTCGAGTTCTGATAGTAGTCTTAGTATGTTAGCAGGATGACGTTCGAGACCATTAAACTGATACTTTGCCAGTGTATTGGTAACATTTGTATTGTGGTTTGTATCTGTCAATGTACTTTTGTGCGTGTTCAGTGCAAGTAAACCAACAACGTTTGTTATCAGTTAAGTCATGTAGGAAGATAGGGAACGAATCTAAGTGAGGGAAGAGATCAAGTTTACGCGAATTGAGTATCTGTAAAGTATTGTCTAATTGCTTCTTCTTTCGCTTCGTACCAGTTGTTAGGGTTTTTGTATTCTGAGATAGTGATTGCATCGTCTTGGATATGCCAGACGATTTCTGTACCTTCTTTCCACCCGAGTTCTTGACAGAGTTCTTCTGGGAGTTCGATGAATTGTTCTTCCGAGTCATCAAATTGTTGGATAGTAGTACTAAATGAATTTGTTTTCATCATGGTTATGTTCTACGCGTAACGACTCAGTAGTTTCATACATGACAACATTAACATAATGCGTAATCATTTCATATTGTGCATCAGTTAGATCATTCCAATCTTTAGTTGGCCAGAAACGTTCTGCCATTAATCTAGCGAGACGTAATTTATTTTCAATTTTAATTTCAGCACGTTCAAACCATGCAATTGTTTCTTCTTCTCGGTTGCCTTTAAACGGTGGGATAACAGACATAATTATAATTCAGTTGATGTATTTATTGAGTTGTAGCCACTCTTTTGTCATAGGAGTTGGTTCGTATATCTCCCACATATTACCACCAGCACAAGCAGCAAGAGCATTCATTGTCATGTTTTCAGTACGACCAGCCCAACCTGCTTCTGCTTCCCAAGGTAATGCAGACTTAGGATATGTACGTTCTGCGAGTACACGCCAGATCATAGGAACTTCATCCTCTGGCATAATAATAGCAATCATACTATTATCAATCGTACCTGCCATACAATCTTGTGCTGCATGCCATCCTTCATGTCTCATGACCATCATGAGAATATTAGGTTTACCCATGTAATCCTTATTCAAGAAGAAGTTATTGGATACAGTATGATAGACACCACGATGACCATGTGGGAAATACTTTGAATCCGCAAGGAATACATTGACACCAACTTGATTGAGTGAGTGAATCATATTATGAAACTCACCTGTTACACTCGTAAATTCTTGAGTGTTATCATACTCTGATGAGATATCAAGCATCGAGTATACTTTCTTGACACCATCAGTACACTCACCTAATAACATACAACCCATGGAGTCCATAGAGTTATATCCTTGAGTGATCTTACTATCATCAGCAAATGCTGGTGTAGTGAGAGTTAATGCTGCTGCGAGTAGTACATTACGTAATTTCATGTGTCGCTCCGAGGGTCATTGTCATGATCAGTTTGTCCTTGTTCTTTGATTTGTTGCAGTAGTTGTTCTGAATCAGCATATCGTTGTTCATTACATGCTGTCATGTATTGAATGATAAGCGTTCTCATCTCAGGTGAGATGTCATAGTCCGCCATAGTTCTCCGGGAGTGAGAGATACAGATTCAAGAGATCATCCTCATTATAGAATGCAGTCTCTTCCTTCTCCATGTTATCAGGGTCCATCCATTCAAAGAACTCATCAGCAAGTGCTAATGCATTATCAATCTCATCATTTGCCATGAAATAGCGGAAACGTTCTACACACCAGTCATAGATGTCATCACGTTGTTGTGAGAGACGATCAACAGTTGCGGAGTCGTCAGTGATTTTGTAGTTGCTCATGATTTGGTTGCGAAGAGAATGTTAGCGAGGTGATCATACTGAACGAATTCTACATCCTTAGGGAGTAGAGATGCTGCAGCAGCAGCAAAATCGTTAGGAAACTTCTTAAACAAGCGCCAGAACTTCTGAACACCATCATAATCTAGATCTTCACGCGGAAGAACACGAATCTCCCACGCTCCACGAGTATACCGATTAGGATACGGTTGGATGTATTCTTTGATGTGATCTGCTAGCATGTTCATTTGACAAAGACCTCGTTGAGTTTGGTGTGTTCTTCAGTTAGTTTAGCAATTTGTTGCATGTGATACGCTACATGAGCAAGATACTCTTGCTCTTCTTCATCGACTTCATCATAAGCAATGTCATAGCAGTCATCAATGTCAACAGTGTTATCATCATAACACGTCATGCCATACATGGTATCCGTAGAAGAATCCATCGCATAGGCATTACCAGCAGCAACGAGATAGAACATGGGAGTGGAAGCAGTGTGAATTTAGTATACTATGTATTTGATGGAGTGTCAACCCACATATTGTGCGTTACGGTAGAGATAACCGCCTGCCCAGTCAGCATTAGCAAGCATCAACTCACGCTCTTTGATGATCAACATGTTGAAGCGCACACCTTTAGCAGGTGCTTTGATCGATGCTGCCTTGTATACTTCACCAGTCTTCTTATCAACGAAGCAGTGAACAGAGCGACTACCACCATCAGTAGTCATCATCACCTTGTGATACTTACGACCAGTATCAACAGTGAACTGATATGCGCCAATGTTATTCTTCAGGTCCGCAATCTTGTTCTTATAGAATTCTTTGTTATCAGGATTGCTGGTAGCAAAGAACTCAGCACGACGAATAGACTCACGAACAAAGTCTTGCTCAAGTGCTTGACAGAGCGCAAATGTGTGACCTAGGATCGCTTGTGCGATGTCCTTACGTGCTTCAGCAGATGCAGTGTAGTCAGCGAAGGTGGTGGTGGTCATGTCTGTTGTGTTGATGAACTTAGTATAGCGTGTGGTGAGGGTCAAACCATGCAGACGTGGACACTATGAGTACCGTCCTTATCCAGTTGACGACCCATCAGTTCACTATGGATACTACGTGCCAACTGCTGATCGAGCGTCTGATAGCAAACCTCACCCTCTTCAGGAGTGACTGCGGTGATCTCGTAATACTCGCCTTGCATGGTGTCCCTTGGTTGATGAATATAGTATAGAGCAGATTATGCCTTGCGGATCTCACCACCGACCACTACGTCAGCTGGCACACGAGAGATGGTGTAGCGACGGATCTGCTGAGAGAATTCATACCATGCTTCCACAGTCTCGTTCACGATGCGATTGTGCTGACGATCCATGCCCTTAGCAGTCGTACACTTGCCTTCCTTGCGGAAATAGATGATGGGTTGCTGTGGTGCCTCATGAGTGTCAATCTCGATCTTGTAGAAGGAGTGCTTAACGACTGTGGTGGTCATGGGGTGTGTCCCTTGCTGATGAATATAGTATAGGGCATTTGGATGCCCTGTGGTGGTTCAGTGGTCAGTTTACGAAGTGGTCAGTCGAGACATGCTGATCATGAATAGGAACACTACCATGACCACCACATCCCATGACTTTGTTCTGATGAAGTATGGGATGCTAATCAGATCAGCAACACAATTCAACATCACACCAGCAATCACATTCACATGAAGAATAACAAAATAGGCAGTGATAACACCAACGCTGCCTAATACTCTCGCTTTACTATCGAGTTTCATTCATAGTAGATCCAATGCTTCTGGTGATAGTTCATCACTAGCACTCTGACGCCAGTTCTTGTTCACCTTGTCAATGTCTTCTACTAAATCCCATGCTGGTACAGCATCATCGATGTTCTCCAGAATCCAACGGTCGAGCATTACTTCAGAAATAGACATGATTAATCAGTTGATACGAATGATTTGAGTAGTGGCATAGCAGAGTATGCCGTGGTGTTGCTTACGTCTACAGTTTTACCTGGACGTTTGTGGTTAATTGGGGCAATGTAACATTGCTTTTTTGTGTTGTAGAATCCCCAGATTGATCTGATAGGCTCATTAGTGTAACTATACCGAGCATGATTCCGAATCCAAATGCCAACGACGTTGGACTTATGTTCATGAATCTCATAGGTGAAACCTTCTGGGGGTTGATGAGGGAAATCAGTTGGTAGTTCTGTCATCAAAGATCAGCATGGAGCATGTCATCTACAGTCATCTCAAGTTCTGCTGCTCGTAGTTCTAATGAATCCATACCAGCAGTGTCATCATCATGAAGATCAAACATATCAGTATCAATATGCTTGGTGAACTTACCAAACAACATATCGAGAAAATTGTGGTCGTCTTTAGTGAACATGTGTGGTTCCTTGTTGAATAGTTGAGTCATAGTAGTTCATCATCTTACTATCACGCTGTGCTAAGAATAGCAGATAGCATGTGAGAGCGACAAAGACAAAGATGCCACTCAAGAGATACTGTGTGATTCTCATCAAACTGCCATCGGGGTGTACTCAGAGCGTGGCATCTGCGACATGTTGTATCCACTAACTGTAGCACCGTTAGCAATACGTGTCTCCCACTCATTACGTGCTGTGAGAATAGTTACAGTGCTGTAAGACTTAAGACCGTTAGCATTCCAGGTGACACGCTTCTGGAAACGCTTGACTCCCTCGTCAGCGATGAATGCTTCAGGGAAGAAGTCAACAGTGCAGACGTTGTTGGTGAGTTGCATGGGGTGTGTTCCTTTGACTCTCTTAATATACACGGTTATGGGGTGCTGTGCGCGTTTTGTAGACAGTTCGCTAACTGGTCGTATGTGGCACCATCATCGACGTTGTTCAGCATAGCATGGATTTTGGTGGTGCCTAGATTGCATCCCATCATCATATCCATCAAGAATAGGATCTGAGAGGTCGTTAGAGGCACGTCTATAGTCCGGTCAGTCATAAGTGGTTCAAGACGCTTGTGGGCGATCGTGGAGGGGTCTCAGACAGTCTATCAGCATAGAACCGATTAAGCAACCACCTGACTTCCATGAAACTGATCCGTTTTCTGTACTTGCCTGAGGTCATGGGAGACTTGAAACTAGTAAGGAAAAAATCCATAGTCTCATCTCTCCACTGGTCTATCAGGGCATTGATTGCAGGTAGATCTGCCTCTTTTACCATTGTTGTCTCAATCGGGAAGTGATTCCTGTTAGTTGGTTTACACTTACCCGTGCTATTCACCAGTGATGGTATATCATTGTCCTGTAACATACGGAGATGAATGTTATTCTGTGTATTTGTGTCAATTCCATTTACCAGGACGGGTGCTAGGTCGTGTGGGTTGAAGCGCACATGAAAATCAGTTTTTGTTGGTGTGTTGTCAGATGTGAGCATAATCTCCTCACCATTGACAAATGTGCGCGTGTGTTCTACTCTATGCGGAACAAAATATGCAACACCTGCGGGTGCATCAGTATCAGTGAATAGTTGCATATCAAACTTATCCCATGCATACAATCTATTCTTGAATAATCTTTGGTTCCAGAATGTACTGGGTACGATTGCAGCGACGTACTCACAGTTATCCAGCATTAGTTGTAGTGCATCAAGGTACATGTCCTCATGTATTAGTTGCACTGGTAGTTTCTTACGTGATACTACTGTCTTCGCAAGGTATGGTGGGTTAGTGATACACACTCTGTACCCACTAGGAAACTGTTCAAATGTATTTCTATACTCTACATCAGGGTGATTGGGTTCAATATCATACCCATGCCACTCTGCATTTACATACGAGAAAAGGTGCCCCGCACCTGCAAATGGTTCCAAGATTGTAGTCTTGGGAACCATCTGATACCAGGAGCGAAATGCACCGGAGTTATTGAATGGGTCAGTCGTTGTATAATACTGACCCAGAAGTTGCTTACTCATTCAATATTCAGCTAATACCTAGGCGTTGTTGAAATTCTACATGATCAACGACCCAAACTGTGTCAGAGTCGTAGTTAAACTTGAGGCGATCAAACTTGTTAGTCAGGTCAGTATCGATGAGGATGACATATACTTTGCCTTCCTCACCATACTGTTGTGCCCAATCAGCAAAGTGTGCTGCTTCATGAAACACGTTGTCCTGATGTCCACCTTCACCAAAACAAATCTTGGCAAAGATATATCCTTCGACATTGCCGTTGATCACACCATCGATAGACTTGAGGCACTCAAGTTTATCAAGACCAGACTCTTGGAACTCTGCTTTGTTCAACAAGCGTCCATCCTTTGTAGGACGGAGATCCTGGTTGTTCAAAGATTGTACGTAGATACCATAACCACTAGAGGCACGGTTAATCTGATCAAGGACGTAAGATTCGTCCTTTGAACCTTGACGTGAGGCAAGAATAGCAGTACCATGAGCAACTGCTAAAGCAAACTCATAGTCTGCTTTGCACTTCTCGTAGATATACTCGCGACTGGTACGAAGGAGTTCAGCAAGACGATCAAGAGACTTGAAGTTAATCAGTTTCTTAAGATCAGCGTCACTGATACTCGCTGTATGACAAATACCCTCAGCAAGAGCGATATTTGTCTCAAATTGGCGCGTGATACGAACTTTTGAAAGATCGGATTTGAACATTACGATTGCCACCTACATGGGTGGGATTATAGAATGTGGAGTCTTTAGGGCGCTTCCTCTCCCATGAACCTAATATACACGAGTTTGGGGTCTGTGTCAACCCCCTAGTCCAGTCTGTTAACTGTCCCCAAAGATAGGATGGAGTTCTGTTTTTGCATGTACAGTTTTATTGATGTGTTGCTCCCATGCAACAGCATCATCTAGGTTATAGAAGATCGCTTGCTGCTTCGCTTGACTCTTCTTCTTGTTCTTCATCCACACAACTGCATACTTCATCCCAATACTCTCGAAAAACACATAAAGTTGACTGATAACGACCATGACGACATGATGGGTCAGGTCGATCGATGTAACAAATGGTGATATACTTATCACCAATAAAATCCACCCACCCCGTGGTGGTGCGGTACTTGACCATCATACCACGAGTAAATTTCACTCGTCAACCTCTTCAAATGGTTGACGATTCATGTTCTCTGGTTTGGGGAGACGGAACATCTCTTTGAGATCATTTAACTCACTCAATTGCTTTTGAAGACCATCAATTTGACGTTGCAGAATTTGAAAGTTGGTATCATTGTTATTCTGCATCATCAAAAAGTTGTTGATTGCTGCTTTGAAATCTTCTTCGTTCATGTCAATTGCGGGCAGGAATTTGGTGATCTAGATTAAGAGCAGTGTTGCCAGTCATATAGTCTCGAAGAGACATAGCACGACAATATGCTTTCTTGTGATATTCTATCACATCATCGACGCCAGATAGCATCTCTTCATGCGCTTGTCGTGCTGATACTTTATCATCGTTGAGATAATCATCGATCGCATTTTGCATACGATCTTTGCGCTGTTTTGAATACTCATGTTGCCAGTTGATTTCAGTTGTCATTAAAGTCTTCGTTGCGACGTTTGTCAAGATATTCAATAATTTCACTACGCCATTCTAGCAGTTCATGATAGCATTCCTGATCATGTGCGTCCTGACGTAGTTGATGATCTGGTTTAAGAACACTCTCATAAAAGATATAGAACGCATCTTTACGTTTCTCGTGTTTCGTGGTACTATTCCAATCCATGTGATAGAGGCGTTATAGGAGACATTGTAGCATGGTTATTCGATTTGGTCAACCGATTCGATATCACACACTGGCACCTCATGTTCACCACCAATGATGTACCAGTGCATTAACTGTCCATGATATTCGGGATGTGCAACGTATTCTGTAGTATACTCTCGTTTACCACAATACAACAATTCAGATTCATGAATATTATTCTCACGAAGCATTGCTTGGAGTTGCATATGCTGGAGTTCTACCTGATCGGGAACTTTCATGTGGTTTGATGGACGCTCTGCTACCATAGCACAGGTGTCAACCCACTGTCAAGTCCTCAAATTCTACAATCTTAACATGCCTCATGAACATGTCTACTAATTCTCCCTCTGCAGAAACAATAAAGTCGATAGCAAACATGCTTCTATTGACACATGTTTGATCAATGAATTGCTTTTGTTCTTCGCTGATTAGATCTGCTGATAACAATTTGTCAAGCATAGCACTCTTTCTCAGTGGATTATCACATATTTCATTCCATAACTTAGTCGTAGGATCACGCAATAGTGTGACTCTAGGCATAAGAGGTTTGAAAGTATATCTTAGGTCAGTAGAACCGTAGAATGTATCAATCTCCCCTTTACAATCCCCTTTATATCTTTTACAGAACTCATTGATATCATTTAATTTCTTATTCTGTGCATATTCTGCGAGATTGTATCCAGGATCATAAATCCTCATCCCAGTATAATTAGCATCTTTATCGTAATGAACACCAAGAATATCAGTCTCTACATCATCTGTTACATCAGTTAATCTATCGATGGTAGTTTTACATGTATTCAAAGATTTAAATGCACAAAAGTTGACAAAATACTTCCAAATGCTTTCACTCGCAAATCTAGTATATTTTATTGGATTTACCAGGTAGTAAGACTTTACTTCTGAGTCAACATATTCAATGCTAACAACTTTGTTATCATCATGCTGAGGTACTGTTGCATTAGGAAATCTAAACTGCATAAACCTGTTAAGTTTAGCAGTGATATCAGCATCAAAGTTAGGCAGATAAGAAGAATCTTTTAATCCAGTATATCTCCATGGCATCCTCTCATATGTTGAAACATACTCAAAGCTGTTGAGATTATACTTATCCGCCTTGTAAAAAATATCAGAAAACATTTTAGTTAGATAAAATTGTTTGACCTAGTTCATTATATAATGTAAAGTGAATGTAGTTCTCAGGAATCACACAAGATTCTTGACTGCCTGGAAAACTAGTCTCCAAAAATTCGATGGTATCTTCAAGATCATCCACTTCAACAAAAACAAATTCCGAGTTTTGTAAAGATGTAAACATATCCGCTGGTAAGATGTCTTTATACAGTTGATATGAAGTATTAATAGCATCTACATCAGAACTATTGTTCCAACCATGAGATCTCAAATAAATTACACATTTACCCTTAGCAATAGCATATCGCTCAATAAAAGTGTCAAAATAAAATACTTCGTAGTCTGAGTTCATGAGTCTTTAAGTAGTAGTTTCCAAGCAATAGTGATACGTAGTCCAGAATATGTTCTAGACGTAGGTTCTGCAGCATGTGGGATTATTCCAGGAAATAATATTGCTGCATTTGGTTTAGGAATGTGAAAATATGTATCCTCTCCTAAATTAAAGGCTGTTTTGCCTCCCCACTCCAATCTCCACACATCATTAGCGTAAAAAAGAAATGTTCTTCCTCTCTCATCATACCAATCTTGATGAAAAGAACCTTGTGTGCCGTAGGTATGACCATTGGCATACACATCACATAGTTCATAATGTTGTTGAGTCTTTTCCTCAATGATATTTAGAAGGTATTCTGCAAAGAAGTTGTTATCTATGAAATCTATACGCCAAAAAGGCAGACCACGACGCTTATCTCCCTCAGCATGTGACCCATGACCAAAGTACCAATTGGGACCATGTACAAACGAAAGTATTTTCTTATAGTCTTCATGAGAAAACACATCATTATAATTTACAATATCACTAGAACTATACATGACATTCAATCCAGCAAACAAATACGTTTCGTTGACCAGCAATTACTTCATTTACTCTATGGAGTAAATTCCCTGGGTATATAATTGCTCTGCCTTTTGATAATTTAATACTGTTAGTATTTTCTATCACCAATTCACCACCTTCATAGTCTTCATTCAGAAAGCATGTCATACTATAATCCGATCTAACTCCACCACAAGGATTAGAATCATAATGATCTTGATATTGCCCACCAACACCATACTTAACAAAGTATACTTGTGATATCTCTTTTATCTCGATAGGAAAATTAGATCTGGATATAATATCACGACAATATAAATTTAACTCCAGATTGCCTGGTCCATCATATACCGTTTCACATACTTTACGAGCAGTTGGATTGCTGATTAAACCATTATCAAATGTAAGGTGATTAAAATACTCATTAATAAATTTCAATTGCTCATCATTTAATAAATCAATTTCACAAATCATTTATTCCTCAGATACTAAATCAGAATCGTTAACGTAATACAAACTCCAGTCAATAGGCACTACATCTTCAACATTCAATAGTTTCATAATTTCAAGAACAGATTCTTTAACTTTTTTATATTGAGTCCTATACTGACCAGATAAATTATACATGTTTTGTTCTCTGCTGGCAACAAAGTCAGAAGAGGCACCATAATCATGCTTGACCCACTGTTTTGGATCGTTAACATCCATAAATGCAGGTGCATCAGTTACTTTGTCTTCTAGTTTTGCATTAGGATAAATTGTTCTATAGATTTTAGGGTCTACAGGATACTTGATATCATAAGTATACCTAAAGAATGCTAAGTTGTCATCAAAGTCTCCTGGATTTTTGAGAATAAAATTTCTAATATATGCTCTCCATGCAATCCACTCATCTTTTTGACCTTCATAATGATCTTCCACGTCTGGTAAAATTCTCCAATCACTCATAGACAAGAGATCATTCTTTTGTCTCTTTGCCTTCATATATTTCTGCTGAAAATACTTAGTAGAGTCATCAATCTTATCAATTTTTTCATAAACTTGTTCTTCCCTCACTACTAAGAGAGATTCATAAAATGCTTTAAACTTTTCGTTTAACTCTGCTGCCTGTTCCTTAGTAGCACTCTTGAATTCATATGTAGACCAATAGTTAGCGCCTGTAGAAAAATCATGCTTCAATTTTCTACGCTGACATCTATATAAACCATTGTTATAATACTGGAAGTGATCTAATTGATCTTTCTCACTATGCCAAAAAGGATCAATGACCCTCTCTAAAAATCTTTCTTTTAATGTGGCATCTAACTTGACGCGCTTCACTGCAGATTGACCATTGCCTTGAAGGTCAACCGCAACATCAGGATTGAATAGAATATTATCGCTGAGTAAATCAACGTCTAATACTGAAAATTGTACAGATTCTGCCATGGGTCTCCTTATTGAGCTTTAATATACCATCCTGTCAAGATGTATTTATTCTTGGTAAAGACTGTATTACCTTTATGGGTGTGTGTATAACCAGCAGGCCACATAACAACAGTACCAGCAGTAGGGCGGATTCTTCTTCTTTGATATAAGAATTCAGTCTCTGCCTCACCTTCTGGCATATCATTTAGGTAGATCATCCAAACTACTTCACGCATGGCATGATGAATACCGGTATTTTCATAATGCCATAAATGATAACCACCACCTGGTGGAGTTATCTGTGCTTTAATATCAGTAGAGATTAAAGGAACTCTAGAAAGAGTACCAAATACTTTTACATAATGAGAACAACATGAGTTTAAAATTGATTGTACTTCAATTTCAAGATTTCTATTAGCATAATTTAAACAAAAAGCAAAATCTTTTCGTCCAAGTTCTCCACCATAAACTTCTTCAGACTTATGCACTTTAGTCTCATCATATGGTCCAGATGGAATAGAACCATTTTCCATTACATAATCACAATATTTAATAATTCTATCACATAATGGTTTTGGTACAAATCCTTCCCAGACACCGATAAAATCATTAAATTCAGACTTGGTAAAATCACTTTTCTCCATCAATTCTAATGGACGATATGGTTCAACTGCCATAATAAAATCAGAATGCCTTAATGATATATTTAGTCTTATGAAATGGATTGATAATAGGAACTTGTCGTTGAGGTCTCATAGTAATATCAGGAGTTGGTTTTTTGAAACTAGATGAGAACTTAAATTCAGCATCAGTCATGTCCATAAAAATATCAGATTGGGAAAATACAACTTGTTTTGAAGTAGATGCTCCACCTAATCCAGATCCAAATCCACCTCCAATTATACCAGCACCAGAAACGTTACCACCAGTAAAATCAGTGTTCGGATTACCAACAACATCTTCAGTAATCATATGACTATGTGAATTTGTTTGACCAGAAGCAGGAATATAGGAATCAAGAGCAAAACCTAAAGGTCTAACATCAATGCAAGCAGCACAATTACCTCCACTACCTTGAAGTGTTGCTCCAGAAAGTTCTGCTAAATCACTAATCCACCATACCATATAACTTCCGGAGACAGTAATATATGTTGTAGGATCACCATTAGCACCTGTTTTACTTGTTCCCATATAATCTTCAGCGAATGTTGTAAAATCATCCCATTGATCTCCAAGATATCTTTGCATTTCACTAGAAAAGTTTGGACTTACACCACTGACCCAACTAACCCAATTTTCAGCAACCCACGCATTCTCTACTTCAGAACCACCAGTTTCAATATTAGCAGCAAATTGCGTGCTCGGGTTCTGTCCTAAACCAAACAATGCTCTAGTACTCCAAGCAATAACTGGATCACCCTCCTCACCATCAGGAGTAGCACTAACAAATTGGTGTTCATGTACAGGAACTCTTGGTAAAACATCAGACAAAGGACCTACCTGTGCTGATACAGATCCAGTGATAGTGAAAGGAATATCATCTACAATAGTATTAAGATTCTCCAATCTTACTGTTCCCAAAGAGAAAAATTGACTATCCAATCCCGTTGTCCCAGTTCCCTCAATCTGTTCCAGCGGATTAGAACCAGAAGTGTCAACTTTATCAAAATACCAATATCCACCCTCAGCACCAACATCAAAGATGCCAGATCCAGTAGTTATTGGCAAGAAAGCAGAATTACCTCTGCTAGCATCAACCAATCCAACACCACACAATCTTCTATTTCTATAATCAGGAACTTTAAAAGATCCACTGAAGATTGTCGTTTCATATGTGGTAGTAATAGTTTGTCCATTGACTACTGTAGGAGGAGTAGTTACAGATTGCACACTCTCCACTACAGTTCCGCCATATTGTGTTCCGATTACATTATATAAGTCCGTATATAAATTTGGATCCAAATCTCTACCATCACATTCAATAAATCCTGGATATCTAGCATCTAATGTACCAAGAGCGACTGTACCGTCAAGATCACCATATCCAACAACGACATTTTCCTTTAGAATAGAAAGAACAGAACCAATTGGATAACCATCAAACTTTTGTGTCTTTTTACTATACCACACACCAAGATTATCAGGTGCTGGAGGAACTGTCACGTAAGATTGAATCGACCACGTAAAAGAAACTGAAGGAATATCAGTTGCCTCTGTTCCAACAATAACATCAGTAAATTCTGTTGTTCCTAGTTGCTGAGGAGTAAGAAGAACCAAGTAGAATGAAGTATTGACGGCAGGATCAAATGTTCTTGGTCCTACAACAGGTGTTGCTTCAGCATCTATACCAATTAAAGCACCATTTGTAGCAGTAATTGTAATTGGTCTATTGATACTGGTAATAGTAACAGGACTAGAAGAAACATATGTACCAGGAACTTGATTTACTTTACTTCCCGGTTGATTAAACTGAGCATCATAATCTGGTCCAGTACTTGTTAAAATACTCCAAGATGGAATGTCTAGATCACCAACACTAATCTGCATAGTGCGAGATCCAATACCACTGCCATCAGAAAAGTCTGGTGATGATCGCATATAAAGTGTGATCCTATCACCATTCTGTACTGATGTCGGGAAAGTACCTACTGATCCACTATTAACTTTAACTCTAACTTCCGTAGAGTCAGTAGACACTAAATTAACAGGAACTGATATACTTTGACCTGTACCAGGATCTGTTCCAAGTCCACTAATACCAGCTAATGGTCTAGACTCAGAAGCAATCAATGCATCCTCAACAACATCAGATAAGGGTGTATAAGACCACCCATTGGGAGTTGATGATGGTGCGCTTCCAGTTGTTATTGTCCACATAGACAAACTAGCACCATCTCCAATAGAAAGAGTAGTATTATTTCCAGTTTGAGGATTAGGTGATGTAGGAAGTTTTAATTGTAAATAATCACCATTATTAACAGTTCCAGTGCTACCACTAAATGTTACTCCATCAAGAACATCAAATCCTTCTCCATTAGTTGTTGTTGTATCTACACTCGAAACTGCCCATTCACCATCACCATCTACAGATATATCTGCAGGACCGATTAAACCTTGGATTCTAACTATATTACTATAAGCATCAATATTTGTATCAAGTCCCACTAAATCAGTAAAAGTGGGAAATGGTTCAGGAATGTTTAGTGGAACAGATTTGCTTAAAATATTCCATACTTCATTGGCAGTTCCAATATTAAGAGTAACTCTAGTAAATTGATTGTTAAAATTTTGAGTCTTGCCTCTAATTTGAATCTTAGCACCATTTTCTACAACTTCAGTTCCATCTCCCTGAATCCAACCAGTATCGTATGTACCATCCCCATCATAATCAATCCGCATAGCAAAAACATCAATACCACCAGCAACATTAGCACCGATAGAAACTGCTGCTTGAGTAGTTGGTGTCAAACCACTAACTACTACAACCTCTTCACCACTACGCGATCCATCAGCATAAGTAAAGAGAGTATCCAATTCAACATTATCAACATATGCTTGAAATGGAAATGGATCTGGAGTAAAATCTTCCGGAACTGTGGTAATAACCCAATATTGAGGAAGATCACCAATTAAAATAGTAACAGTTTCAGAATAATCCCATATTGGAGGTGCCTTAAACCTAAACTGAATATAATCACCCTCAGAAACATACAACGGGGTGTTTGAGTGTGAATACGTCATTCCTAGATAGATGCATTTCCAGTTCTACTATTTATCCTACTCATCTGAACCTGCCGGTGGTGGAGATCCTGTCTGTCTCAACTTTTTCCATTCCCCAGATTGATTAACATCTATTAAAATAGGCAGACTTGATTTAATTTCAACAGGAATATCTATGTCCTCAATTAAATAAAGATCAGATTGGACAATATCATTTGGAGCAATATTAGGTGTATATACTGGTTCCTGATCCTTGAATAAACCATCAGTCTCATCTATATTAATATTATCGGGTTCTTCATCAATCACAATTTCGATTCTCTTTGAACTTACAGCTGTTCCACCTTGTCCAGTAGCTGTTAAAATGTAATTTACAAATCTAGGTCCGAAGTCATCATATGTAATGTTAGTGTCAATATCATTTTCCTCAACTGTAGCTCCAGTACCACCTAATAGTGCAGTAGAAGAAGTTGTGTATGAAGTCTCTCCTTGATCAGAATCATACGTATTGTACTCATATATTTTCTGTATAGTAACAGAAACATTAGCATAACTTACAGTAAATGAAATTGATCCTTGTTCATCATAGTTTAAAGTTAATGGTACTTCAAAAGAATCAATCGTAGGAATTTGATAAACTTCAAGAACAGCACAAGCAACTGGTGATGCTCCAGCTGGTCCATTAACATAAGCACAGTATGTTGTAGTAGTTTCGGGACTTACTGGTTGACTGCTACTTAGATTTCCATTACTAATACCACCAGATGTCCAAGTAATACTATTAGCATCTCCAGTATAATACCATGATAACTGTGCTACGCCACCTGCAACAATAGCAGGTACATTGACAGAGATATAAAAAATAGGAGGTATTAATACAGTAATAGTAACTGATGCCGAATATGATCCAGTAGTAGATCCAGAAGCAGATAAAGTGTAAGTCGTAGTACTAGTTGGGTATACTGTAGCACTGCCACTGAAAACAAGTCCAGAATAATCCGTATACCCTGATGTTGGTGCTTTAAAACCAGTATTGGGTCCATTAGCAGTATATGGTCCTTCGCCACTAGAACTTGTCGTCCAAATTGTTCCAAATCCATTAGGAGGACCACCATTTGGGTCAATTTTTTCGTAAATAGTTGTTGTGCCTACAGGATGACCTGATGAAGAAAATGGATATACATATCCGATATTCGCTGTTGGTTTAACTCCAGGTGCTTCTGCATCATACCCGAAAAATGTACCAGGTGCCTGTGTAGTAAACGATTTGAATAAAGTACCTTCTTGAGCATATCCACCAGGATTTGATGGAGAGCACATGTGATCACCTGGAGCAGGAGATGTACTGAACCATCTAGGAATATTTTGTACACTATAAGTTACTGCCGATCCAGATGAGGTAAGTGATCCATAACCGCTAATGGATGCAGAAGTGTATCCACCAGTCAAATTCCAACTAAAAGATGCACCTTGTCCTTTAATAATTGTACTACTACTACCGAAAGATGCAGTCGCTTGCTTTGCTATAGTTCCAAAATCCTCATCTATATTTGTAGATACCAAATCAGTAGTATTGGAAGAAACTTGAATTTCTTCTTCAGAAGTTTCAATTAAATTATCTAAATGTTCATTATTTTTCAAAGGTTCACTAGTACTACTTCCTTGTGGTGGAGAAGAACCATTTACTCGTACATCTGACCATTGTCCGGATTGATTAACATCTACTAAAATAGGTAGACTTGCAGTAATTTCAACGGGAATATCTATACCATCAATTAAATAAAGATCCGATTCAACAACATCATCTGGAGCAATATTGGGTGTATATACTGGTTCCTCATCCTTGAATAAACCATCAGTCTCATCAATGTTGACGTTATCCGGACTCTCATCAATAATAATTTCTACTCGTTTTGATTGACTGACAGATCCGCCTCCTCCCTGAATTGTCAGGATATAGTTTACAAATCTTGGACCAAAATTATTATATGTGATACCAGTGCTAAGATTAGTTTCTTCGACTGTAGCATTAGGTCCGTTTAATTCAGCAGATCCAGAAGTTGTGTATGAAGTCTCTCCTTGATCAGAATCATACGTATTGAACTCATAAATTTTTTGTATTTTTACAGAAATATTAGCATATTTTACTTTATAAGTAATAATTCCCTGCTCCCCATAATTAAGGGTTAATGGTACTTCAAACTCTTCAATTACTGGTAGCTGATATACTGTAAGCGTAACTGATGCTGAAGGACTAGTTCCACCTAATCCAGTAGCATATGCGGAATATGTTGTAGTAGTTGCGGGACATACTTGTTCAGTACTGGTTACATTTCCATTGCTAATATTACCAGATGTCCAAGTAACATTACTAGCATCTCCAGTTGTATACCAATTGATTGTAGCACAAGCGCCAGCAATAATATATGATTGCGTTAAATTTATATACAGTACGGGTGGAACATAAACCGTGACTGTCGCATACCTAATAGTATTACCACCTTCACCACGAACATCAAAGAAATATGTTGTTGTACTAGTTGGACATACCTGTGTGCTACCACTAGCAGCAGATGATATGTTTGACATATTACGATAGGTAATATTCACACCAGAAGAACTCCAAGTGAGTGTAGAACACTGTCCTTGAATAATAGTACCGGGACTTCTACTAATAGATACTGTTGGTGCTGGGGGTCGAGATGGTGCATCAATCGTGAAAGCAATGCCGTATGGATTAGGAGAAAAATCATTCGATGATGGTGCATTATAAACCCAACCAACTAGACTCGTCCACCCCTGCGTAGAATAAAATACTTGAGTAGCAGATCCACCAAATCCAGCTACGGGACAAGTTCTACCATCAACCGTAAGTTGTCCACTGTTGTCAGCAGATGCACGAACTGTATAATTTCCACTCCAAGGAAAATATACACTACCACTAAAATAGTGTGTAATACCAACATAAGCAGATCCTGGTCCACTATTGGGACCAGTAAATCTAACGGAGTAATTATTCATTAAAGAACCCCAAGCACCATTAGTGTAGTCTCCACCAATGCCCCCAGGTACATTTCTACTTGTGTAAATAATTGCCACTATATTTCCTCTACGTTTTGCCAGATCCCTGATTGATTTATATCAACTTTAATCTGTCGATTAGATTTTATGGTAACTGGAATGTCGATGCCGTCAACTAAAAGCAATTCAGTTAAGATATCTGTATCGGGAGTAACTACCGGATCCTGATCTTTAAATGCATCATCAGTTTCTGGAATACCTAAATTTTCCGGAGTGATATCAATATTCACTGGAATCACTACATTATCACTAGCGACTCCACCTCTACCTGCAGCAGTTATTAGAACTGATATACTTTCAGGTCCAATGTTATTCCAAGCAACAGGAACTTGAGTTAATACAGAATTTACAACAGTATCAGAATCTGGTCTTCCAGATTCCGCTGTAATTGCTGGATCAATACTTATTGGATCTCCGGCAGTATTTGTTCCATCAACATAGTAATATGTTGGTATGATAGTGATCGCCACATCAGCATATTGAGTTTCAAATGAAACATTTAAAGTATCACCATAGTTAATTTCAGAAGGAGCTTCTATACTCGCAGTTGCAACGTAAAAAACATATACTGTCAAGAAAGCAATTTCGGATGATCCTCCAAGTCCAGAAGCTTGAGCACTATAATATGTTGTTATTTCAGGAGTAAGTGTTATATTACTGGTCAAAAGTGTATTGTTTATATTTCCAGACAACCAAACAAAACTGTCTGCATCTCCAGATGTTGACCATGATAACGTTGTAGATGAACCTTTGATTAGTTCTACAGATGTAGCAGTTAATGTAATCTCTGGACGAATAAGCATGTAAATCTTAACGCTTCCAAATGAACCAGGAGAATATCCCCCAGTTCCCCTAGATCCAACGTTAACAACATGGGTTGTGCCAGGAGCATATATTATAGAATCAATTAAATTTTGTCTAGTAAAATTAGCTAAGGCACCGCCTCCGCCACCTCCCCCCTGACCTTGAGCACCTGCTTTTTGTCCAGTAGCAGTGATACTAAAACCACGGACATATCCATTAAATCCACCTCCCTGACAAAACCATGCTCTAAATCCACTACTGGTTTTATAAGCAATACCAGAATTATAATAAGGAGGAGCCCCGGTGCCACCGCCAGCAGCCTGTTGAGTAACGTTGGTAATACTTATACTATAATTAGCACTAGTAAAAGCATTGTTGAAATAGATAACATAATGTTTTAGTGATGGACTATTTGAACAAGATACTCCATCTGCTGCACCAGATCCAGCGTAATAAACTTGAATGTCAGAGCTAAAACTACGAAATATATGTTGGTTAGTGGTATTATTAAATATATGTTGAACAGATGAAGTATATGTGTACGTACCAGGATTTCCTGTGCCGCCATCACCAGCTCTTGTACCATTAATCGTAGGTCCGTATCCTAGAGACGGCAAACTTCCAGAAGTTCCATTGTATGTACTAACAGAAACTCCATAATTAGACCAATTAAATATCGACAATCCACTTCCACCAGCACCTCCTCCAGGAACGCTACCAGCATTACCACCAGTTGCTTTTATACCTAAAAGTTCTGTATCTCCACCGTCAGTTCCAGAAATTCTGGTAAAAGATGCATCTACATTTTCTCCAGATCCTCCTCCGCCCCACATTCTGAGTTGCAATTCAGATACATTAATTGGAATAGTAAAATTCTGACCGTCAGTTAGTGTTGTTGTAATTGGCATGTTAGAATTTAATAATATATTCTACTAACATAAAGGGTGTAACTAATTGATCTAATTTTTCCGTATCATTAAGATCTACGTCAACAAATGCAGAAACTTCACTCATATCAACCTGTTTTTCTGAATATTGATATTCAAAATTATGGGAATAAGATGTTGGTCTGAGAATGTTATGCGAGTGAACGGATTCTTGACCAGCTTGATTACTGAATCCCCACTCATGTCCAGCGCCACTATTACCAGTAAATCTACCAAAGTCTTTACCTCCAGCTCCACCTACTTTATGGTTAGTAGTATAATTTAGAAAATACTGAGATCCTGAGTGAGCATGTCCCTGAAAATTTTCAATCGTAAGAGTTTCTTCTGAAGTAGATCTTTCAATAGTATACCTAGGATTTCCAAACATTTGAATACCACTTTGAGCATTTACCTGAACATTACCATTAAAACTAGCAGAAATTCTATTTCCTGAGTTAGAAACAACCTCAACTTGTGGTCCAACTCTTGTGGTTGGAGTAGTTTCAATTGTTCCCCTGTCTATAGTAAAGTTGTTGTATATACCAGTTCCTCTTCCACCAATAATAACTTTAGAACCTAGATCTGGAAGTTGAAATTGTCCTAAGTCTCCTTCTGCTTCATCTGGTTCTCTAATAACAGCGTTATCTTTCCGGAACCTAGATGCAGAACCAACTCCAAGAACTTCTGATAAAGCAATATAACTTTGAGCATTAAAGATTGATCCGTCACATCTAAGATATCCAGCTGGCAAATCTTGTTTAAACTGAGCATTATTTGGATCATTAACTGTTCCTAGACTAGGACTAGTATGAATTAAGATAGTTCCTACCATCCCCCCATAGCGCGATCTTTCTTTTGCGTAATTTGCCATTTTAGTATGCTCTGATAATGTATACTACAGTTAATGATGGTTGACTTGTATTCATATCTATTTGCAATGCTCCTACATTAGTAGCATTATCAAGAGTTGTATTTACTGGAATATTTACACTAGCAACTAGTCTAGATTGTGGTTTTAAACTCGATTGCTGGTATATAATTGCGAATGGTTCATGAGCATGTGCTTGAATACTACTATCTGTCCACCCAGATCCATTATTACTGATCAAAGTTCCAAAAGTTCCTAAACTTGGACTATCTTCATAAAAATTTCTATAACCAGCTGGAACTGAAATATTATTTCCATTTCTACCATAAGCGATAGTATCATCACTATCTAATTGGTTATAAATCCATTCACCTTTACTAGCAATAGGAGTTCTAGCAAGTGAGAATGGAATAAGGTTAACAGGAGGAGCTTCTGATGTAGTAGCACCCACTACTCTTCCTGCTTGACCACCACCAAATCCAGTTCCCAAATTAGTCCAAGAAGTAAAATCCCCACCGTTATTTCTTAATTGTTCACCCTTATAAAATTGCTCATACTCAAAGTAAATTTCATCAATGAATCCATCACTGTCCTCAGTATCACTTGTATTGTCCCAGGCACCGTGTGTCCAATCAATCTCAATATTGTCCCAAGGAATAGTTCCTATGCCTGGTTTAGATGCAGGATTGGCGCTAATAGTTTCATAACTTCCACCATGACTATGTTGCCTGATGTGTGTATGACCTAACTTTCTTCCGCCAATAAACATGGTTTTTTCACCATCTCCAGGAATAATAGTATTTCCGGAAATGTTACCACTATATCCCAATCTATCATTTAAAGTAAATACAACATCAGTGTAAACATCAGTAAACACTGTTGGAGCAGCAACATCTGTATTAACACCAATAAATGGTGCTATAATATTCTTAGCATCAGCATCATCATCAATAGTATTATTTTTATTACCAAAATAAGTTTCTTCGATATCCATCAAAAATCTACCTTGATTTAAATTAGGTAGGAGAATATCGCCGTCATAATTTGGAAAAGAACCTCCAAAATTTGATGCGTTTGGATCTTGATTATAAGTATCCCCAATTGCTTGCGCTAAAAGAGGAAATTGATCTGCTTCGACAGCACTGCCATCACATAGAATCCATCCTTTGGGCACTTCACTAAGTGCCCCAGACCAAGGAGCGATGGTGCCCATCACCGCTGCCTTCATAGTTTTTGTTTGCTGATAGAACATTTAATTATACTTCCATTAAGTACCAACCTGTTAACGCAGATGGAACGCCAGAACCGCTTCCATCTGGATTTACGCCACCAGCATAAACCAATCCAAATGCCGCATTTGGTGTTTGAACGATTAGTTCTCCGCCATTATATCCTGCGAAGGATGAAGGAGAAACACCGCTAAGAGCAGCACTTCCTGTATTAGAGAGTTCATTCTGCACTTTAACATCATCTACTGCTCTAATAACGAGACTTAGACTATAAGTTAGAGATCCACTAATATCTATAATACGAATGGTATCTCCAATTAAAGGATTGCCTGGTAATTTGAATAATGTATTGCCTGTCGAGTTAACAAAGTAGTTAACGTTTGATTCGCCAACAATGACAGTATCACTTGAATGTACCCATTTAGCACCACCAGTTCTAGTAATGTAATTAGGAATCTGAGCAATTGTCATTCCTCCATCTTCTTCGACAGAGAACATATCCGCTCCACTGCTATTCTTAATAACAGTTCTTCTATCAATTTGATCACCACTAGAATCTTTATATTGGATATCCAATCCACCTGTAAAGATCTTAATAGATCCACCAAATGTACTAGTACCAGTTCCAAGTGCTGAGAGACTACCATATACTGTCAAGTCTCCAGAAGAATTATCAAATGTAAGTCTTGGAGAAGAAAGATCAGCATCACCAGTAGAAGGATCTGTACTAAAGAATCTCATTCCTCCTGTACTTAAGATGGTTCCAGTTGCAGTATCAATTTGGAAAGTAACAGACTCACTAACCGCAGAATTACCGCCATTAGTAAGAGTTAGGAACTCGGTATTACCTTGTGGGGTTAACTTAAACAGTTCACCATCTTGAGCAGCGAAAGTCGATCCTCTTAATGTAATAGTATTGTTTGTAGTTAAAGTTCCAGCAGTAGTAGTATTACCAGTGTTAGAATCAACAGTAAACTTATTGAATCCAGATCCAGCAAGGATATCACCGAAGATGTAAGTATTACCAGTAGTAGATTCTACCTTGAATACTTCAGCAGCAGGGTCACCACCATCATTAACGCTCAAGGATTGTGGAGAAGTGCTGATTAGATCTTTGACACTAACAAATTCAGATGAAGATAACCTCATGAAGTCTCTAGTGGAAATAGTTCCACCAAACTCAGCAACCCCAATTCTTGCATCAGCAGAAGTAGCAGGAATTCCATTTTCTGGAACATCAATTAGATCGTTAAAGTCAAGGTCAGAACCAGTAATATAAGAAGCATTTGACTGCTTAACTAGTTTGGCAATAACACAACCATCTGGATGATTGAGGTATGTTCCTGTTCCTTCTTGACCTCTACCAACAATTAATCTATAACCATTTGGATCAGCAGGGTTTGCAACGTTAGCAAGACCAATAACACGAACAATTTCACTCTCTGCCTCATTTCTCAAACCTGTTAATTGGTTTGGAGCAACACCAACAATATCAGGAGAAGTAGGATCTGCTCTATCGATTAAGAGAAGATCACCAACTTGGAAATCAGTAATAGTTGGTGTTGTAATTGGTAGAATGTATGATTGACCAGCATCATTGGTTCCATTTACTTGGAATGTAAGGTCTCCACCACCAACTCCACCACCAAGTTGAGCATTAGTAATTGTAATAGTTTCATCATCAATATACCCAGAACCAGGAGACTCAACGGAAATATCAATTGTACTATCAAATCTAACAATAATAGTAAATGTAGCACCAACACCAACACCATCAGAGGTAGCAGTCAAGAACGAATATGTCGCTGCTGGTCTAGACGCAGCGCCAGTATTAACAATATTATCGATCGATGCAATTTGTCCGCCTGCTAACAAGAAGGAATTGGAACCCCATGCAGCAACACCACCAGTATCAATAAACTTACCAGTAGATTCATATTTGTAAAAATCGATGTTTGGATTTTCTACACCACCAACATTATGAGCAACGATAGTCGTTCCAAACCTACCTCTTACAATTTCAATAATACCAGAATTCAAACCACCGTCTAATCTGATATTACCTTCAACAATTGCCGAAGCAAGAACATTTAGTGTGTTTCTAACAGTGGTTGTTCCACCAGTAGAACCTAAATTAAATGTAGTTGCGTTAGTAGCAAGATTAACTGTGTTAGTTTGATCTCCATCAAATAGATTGACAGTTCTAGTTTGAGTGAACAATCTAGAAGTACTTGTTCCGGCACCATATCGTGTGCCAATTTCAAGTTCACCAGCAATTAGAGTCTGTCTGGTTCCAATTTCAGTAAAGGATGCGGTATTACCCCATGCTCCACCAAGAGTAATTTCACACTTATTAGTAACATCATCACTAACACTAGCAATATCAACTGTAGCATCAGTAGAATTTCTATGAAGTCTTAAAGTTGATGTTGTTGCAGCATTACCAATCTGAATCGTTTGGTTGGGGGAAGAGTTAGCAATGTTAATACTTTGAGCAACAGTTGTGTTGTTCAAGAAGTTAAAGATCTGACCTTCACCTGCCCAGTTTAGAATATTTGCATTCTGTGGGACAAAGTTGAATGTGTTATTTGTAGTGGTTAGATCACCACCATTAACTTGAATGTCAGAAGTAAATTCAACATCACCAGTAAATCTACCAGTACCAATAACCGTTAGAGTCTTATCTAAGTTGAATTGTGGGTTAACAGCATTTCCAACTGTAGTATTAATACCAAGTCTACCACCATTTGTGGTCATGACACGAAGAGTTGCCGTGTCATCTGGGTCGGAACTATCGCCACCAACTAAGAGAGCATGATCTAGATCTGTTTCAGTCTTAACAACTGTAGTCTCATTCAAGTAATCATTAATTTTCTTACCACTAATGAATGCATCACCTACAACATCTAGGTTTGCTCTTGGATCAGTTTCAGGAGAGATGAATCCATCCTGAGATGCAATATGAGCAGAACGAGCAAGAGTGTTAATACCAACCTTGAAGTCTCCCATGACCTCAGTGTTAGTTCTGAATGTTTCAGCACCAACAACACCAACTTCTTTCCAGTTAGAGTTAGAATAATCAATAGATGGAGCAACCTGTCCAACAGGAACGTCAGTTACACCACCAGTTCCACTCCAAGATAGGAGATCAACAGGAATTGCATCAATAACTTGGAAGTGAACATAGTTATTTGCAGGATCAAATGCATCACCATTTGGACTATAAACCTGCCAGACAGAATTTAATCTAGAATCTGGATAGTTATTGATTCTAATTTGAGAACCAGAGGTGATACCAACTGCAGAATTAGCAAGATTGACGCCCTGATCCTTAAATGTCAATTTAACAACATTAGTACCATCAAATTCGATAGTGAAAATATTGCTTTGAGGAATAGCTTCATAGTAATTTGCGTAAATCCAACCCCATGATCCAGACTTACCAACTTCTAGTCCTTTAAGAAGAATATCTCCTGCTTTAACAGCAACACCATTATAGTTAATAAACTGATTAACATATACTCTATCACCACCAGAGGCAACTAAAGAGTTATTGTTTGGTGTGATATTAGAAGGAAGACCATTAATAGTGTGAGTTTGGATCTGATAACTTTGTCCTGTTCCTCTCGCATTCCAACCAAACACAGCAGCATCAATTCTATTCTTACTGATGCGAATATCTCCGTCATTAACTACCTTAAAGGCAGTTCTATCAAGAGATTCATCTTGCTCAAGATTCGTAATAGGATCAACAGAAGATACATTAGAGCGAATGATTAGGACATCACGAACTTCAGTTAGATCATTATCCTGAACAGAAACGATTAGAGGAGACTGGAATACGTTCTGTTGAGTGCCATCACCACCAACAACTGTAATGTTCTGGTTGAATGTTACAGGAGTATCGAAAGTGGTAACTAAGTTGCCAATATCTTCATCATCATCTGCACTAGACTCAAGAACTGCTGCTTCAAGGAAAGTTTCCTCTCCCGTAATAGCGTTAATCTTGCGATTACCAATGTAGAGATCACCATTGGAATTTAGACCCGTGTAGAAGACGATACCACCGTCTTCTTTCTTACTTTGTGCGTAGAAGTCCTCTTCAGGTGTTAAGACAACTTCCTGACGCGCTGGGAGACCAGTAGAGTAGTTTCCTGGACCGAATCCAAGATACTCAAACGTATGATTACCAGCACGAGCAATAGAAGGTCTTCTAAGTTCAACATAATAGCGTTGATCTGCTAGAACTTCACTATTACCAGAAATCCTAATCTTACGATCCTCAGAACCAGAAGTAGCATTGCCATTCTGTGCTTTGATTTCCGTTGCCCCACTGTAATCATTAGTGATAAATGCAGGTTGATTAACAAAATCTTCAACTAATTCTCTAGTTATAGAGTTCTTATAATCGTTTGTAGATACAAGACCATGGATATAGTTGTCAGCAGAGGAATATGTTGAAGGAGGATCAATCGATTGTACAGCAAGTGCTAATTCTTCTGCTGATGTGCCATTCTTCTTAAACCAGAGAGGATCATTCTTGTAATCTAAAGGATACAATCTGCTGACGGGTTGAGAGAACTTAAAGTTTCTAAAGTTTCCACCAGCACCAGCTCCTGTTGGGAATGGGGAGATATTACCACGTAAACAACTTAAGTAATAAACACCATCTTGCTGACCTGCGATTCTACGTTGTAGTGTCTCATAACTAAAGACATAGAACGTATCTTCAATAACACCAGCATCTTCAACAGAATCAACATAATATTCAATACCAGAGTCATCTTGAATAGTATCACCAGGAGTGATAGTATAAACATTAGCGCCTTTTTGCTTGTAATAATACTGGGGATAATTTTTTCGGATTTGTGTTTTTAGAGGTAGCGATTTGCCCATGTCTTGATCTTCAAGCATGTCAGCAAACGTGCTTCCCTGTTGGAATTTAATATTATAATATTCACTAAATTCTAACTTGCCACCACGAATATTTTTAAGGATGAGATAATGCTCACCATTAACAGTCATGTAAGCATGGATATTAGCAATACCAGTAGAATTACCAGACCAAGAAACTTGGTTACTACTAACGCTTTCTGTCTTGTTAGTTGTCCAACTACCACCTTGTGGTGCATTAGTTTTAACTGTAGTAAATGATTCGTTTCTTAAACCAGAGTAATTGACGGTATCAATACTGTGATCAAAAACAGTCATTTCTAGATATTCAATTGTTGGATCTAGATTGTCTTCGACATAACGCGCAGATTGAATTGTCGCTTGAATACCAGAATTAAACTTAGCAAACTTTGGATTCAAGTATGGATCATATGCTGCATCGATGTTAAGACCTGCGGTTGACAAATCAGATTCAGAGTTTCCAATGAATTCACCTGCTTGAATTGGGTTTTCAAAACGAGCACCAAAAACACTACCAACAACGGGTTTCAGTAAAAGTTTCTGTGGTACTAACTTACGTGTATCATCAGTTCTTGTCTTAATAACAAATCCGTTGATAGGATCTCTTGCATTCCCAAGATACTTGGGAATAACATAACGAATCTTATATGTTCTATCATCTGCTTCACGCTCATCTTCCAAACGTGTGAACCACATGTCTGTAGATCTGTTTCTGTCTGCTAAATCAGACTGCTTGATTCTCCATTGAATATTAGTTTCTCTAACTGTTTGAAGAACGTTATTGGATCCTTCGTCTTTACAATTTACATACCACTTACCAGTTTTATTTGTTAAGCGTGAGAATGCAGGATCAAATTTAACAGGACTTCTGCGTTTGTTAGAGAATACATCAAACTTCATAGTTTGACCAGAAACAAATGTAATTGGATTTACATTGTTAATTGCATCTGCATGAGTTTTATGGATAGTAAATACTTTATCGTTTTGATAACGAGCAAAGAACTCAATTTGTGGATTAATTTTGCCATAGTTGACATCACCAGTATCTTGTACTGCAACATCAGCGTCTGCAGCATATGTTGTTGATACTTCAGGTAGCGAAGGTTGTCCTTCTGCTTGTCTAAAGAAAACTTTATGTGGAGTTACAGATGCAAATGGTACATCAAAGACGTGAGGAACACTAGTCTCAATACCAGCATTGATTGCAGTAGTTATCTTAGCAGTATAACTATGAAGATCATATTTCTCATCTAAAATAAACTGATAGATGTCAATCTCAACATTAGGATCAATACTGTCTGCTTCCGAAGAATAGAGGTATATACCTGCTGCAGCATTCTCTTTAGAAGTTGCTAACATTAACTTGGTCTGATCACTACCATTAAAGAATGTAGTGTTGCTATAATCTTCTGGTTGAGTTTTTCTACCAGGAGCAATTACATAATATGTTGTATTAGTTTCAAATCCATTGGGTAGTCTGACAAGACGCTTATCAACATCAACATACTTGCCAGTATTAGTATCAAAACGAGGACGTGGAACAAGTCTTACTGGAGTTCCAGTTTCAAAATCATGAGGATTAGAAGCACCAGTACCAGTTGTATTGATTGAGAATGCTGTAGACCTAGAAGCAAACAAAGAAAGATTTGCTGTTTGTGGTTGTCTAGTAACACTATCAACACCACTATTAATGATAGTAGTAATGTTTCCAATTAATGTATCGATAGCATCAGCAGTAGAAGCACATTCTCTCTTCTGATACGTAAGACCCGTATTAGGATCAGTAGCTACTTGACCAGTCTCAGTATCCTGTATAACATCAGGACCAGATGCTTCCGGACCAACGGTTACAGTTTTTGGTAGTGTGTCTGCCCAAGATCCTTTCTCGTATGAGAAGTATAGATCGAGTGTGCCACTTTGTAGCGCATTTACACTAGGACCATCGTTTAGTTTAGATCCTATGGCACCCAATTCAATCTCAGTACTACTTACAATTGACTTAACATAGGTGCCGTCTGGAATACTATTAAATACTAAAGATGATCCAGATTGAAGCAAACCATTAACGTATGCAGGATTAACAGAATCTGTATTATCATATTCTGCAACTCGCATTCCAATAAGAACACCACGAGTATCTCCAATATTAACAATTGAAGATCCGCTAACTGATGTAGCATCAAAAGCAAGGAAATCAAAGTTTCTCATGGCAGCAATTGCCATGTCTCTTACATATTCCCATGCATCAATAGTTTCTGTCTTCTCACCGTCGATGTAATCTAATTGATTACCAACATAGTATGCTTCACCTGCCTGCACAGAGTTGATGTTGCCACCAAGTCTGAGGTCATTAACAACAGCATCAACAATGTAAGATACATCACGGAAACACTTGGAAGCTTCTGCTTCTAATGTAAATGTACCACGATTAAGTACTGGCAGATCGCTTAGATCATTGCTAGTGAATGCATCAACAGCAATATCAAATAAGTTTTCAATTGTACTACGAACGTTTGCACAATCCCACTCTCCATGATCAATTGCGGGTGGATTAAACTGTCCTGAATGTACGATATCATTAACAATACCAATTAATGTATCAACAGTTTGAAGTACATCCGAACAATTTCCAAGAGTGTATTCTGTTGGTTGTGCTGGTTCTGTTCTGGTAGCTGTAAGTGTACCTGAAGCACCATCTGTTCCAATAGATTGAACAATTATACCCATAAGAGTATCAAAAGCAGCAATCGGTCCAGCACAAGAAGCGGGACCATAATTAGGACTATCCCAATCGCTTACAATAGTTAAATCAAATTTCTGACTAAATGGGTTGTTTGGTGATGTATCTACAGGATTTCCATTAACATCATTACCAAATCCAGTTACATAACGATTTCTGATTACATCTCTAGAAATAGAAGTGGCATAAGCGAATACTCTTTGTGCTTCATCACGCTCAGGATCAAGGAACGTACTTACAGACTCACCTTTAAGAATACAATCGGGAAGTGAATTAATATATGTGTGAGCATACTGATCACCAGGAGCACTAACACCTACATTAACTATAAATGTATTGGGTGTTGATGAAGTAATTTCTAACCAAGTGTCAGAAGCAGGATCAGTTATACGAGGATAAGCATGTGCAGTGTTATTACCATCCATATCACATGTAAACGTGATACCATTATCAGCAATCTTAATGTAGTTTCCAACAACCATTCCGTGATTGGGAATAGTAATTTCTAAAGTTCCAGTTGCCGAATCATATGATGCTAAATCTGGTGTAAATCTCTTTGGATTTAAACCTGCAAAAATGTTTGTGATGTATACTTCTGCTGCATCATATGTCTTGCTGTTTCCACCAAACTTAACGTTCCAAAGAACTTGGTCAAGAACATTATAAACATCATCTAAACAATCTTGCTCAGTATTTGTAACCTGTGGTTGATATGATGGGAAATCAGACAGCATACGATCATATGCTTCTTTAGCAATGAACTGTTTGTTTGCCATTACTTGATTATAAGCAGTGGCAAAAGTATCACCAACAACTACAGGATCACCAACTTGATCTAATGTAATTGTAGAGTCTTTTTGGTGTAATTGGTTATTAATAGCACGATTGATTGCATCAGCAGCACGAGCAAATGCTGTGATCGATTGTGATTGCTCTCCAAGAAGTCCGTTTGGAATAGGATTGCCATCCTTGTTAAAGTATCCTCTCGCCATCGCGACAGAATACTCATTACCACCAAACCACAAGTCTTGCTGAACTGCTCCAACTATGTACCCAATATCTCTACGGCACTTAGTTTCGCTAATAGATTGTACACCTTGAGTTAGTAGTACGTAATTAGGATTAGTTGGATCAGTTAGTGAATCATTATTGTTATCAGAAACAACCTGAGTTACAATTGTAGTTAAGGTAGCAATTGCATTCTGGACATCAGTACAAGAGGCAGGGTCTAAATTATCTGGAAGATCGCCAAGTCCATCTCCATATATTGCTTCACCAACAGAAACAAGTGTATCTTGATAACCGTTAGTTAATTGGTTAGAGACTGCTAACTGCATATAATCTCTAGCAGCATTAAATCCCCAGTTGCTTTGAGCAGTTTCTCCTTGCAAACCACCAACAACCCAATTACCACTACTATCAAAGTATCTTGAAATAAACTTATAAGTCCAGTTGTTGCCATCTAGGAAAATATCCATGGCAACAGCTTCGATAAAGTATCCTAAATCTCTGCGACACTTGGCATCACTTCCACCAGGATAATTGAATGCTGGGAACTGTGTATTAATCGCATTAATAGCATAGTTAATGATATCATCTGTATTTCTTCTAATAAAGCGATATGCATTCTTATATCTGGATCTATCAGTTTCTTGAGGATCACCAGGGAAGTAAAAATTCTCATGATATACTGAGATCTCTGCTAAAGCATTATCAATGATAAATTCTTTGTTTTCTTCAATTAGATTATAAGCGGACTTATATCTCTTAGCATCTTTATTAGAAAGATCAATAGTAACACCATTTGTAGTATCACCATCTAGTTCTGCCTGAGAACCTGTCTTACCATTTGTGATATCACCACAAGGGTTATTTGTCTTAAGCGAGAGATCAGGTAATGTTCCACTTGGATCATAAAGATCTGCCTTGACGGTTAAAAGGTTAGCAACTGCTTTCTTACACTCATCGCGACACCTATTAAATACCCAGATGTATTGATTTTCTGATCCAAGAAATCCTTGTGAAAGAGTACCATCACCTTCAAAATACTCACGAACTTTTTCAATAGTATTATAGTTCCCACCATCTCTTAAGTCTTCTCCAATTGCATCAACAATGAATCCAATCTCATCAACTGTTACAATAGTTGCGCCAAATGTTTGAACAGTTGAACCATATACGGTATTAACAATCTGTTGACGATTGTCAATAATCATATTGCGAGCATCAAAATATCTGTTCGCTTGAGGATCCCGACCAGGATTAACATAAGAAATGTTCTGTAGTCTAGGATATTTTGTTAGGATATAACCAAAGACTTCCTCTTGAATCATGCGACGGTTGCTTTCAATCAAGTTAGCAGCATCAGCAGATACACTATTGATTGAGAATCCAGATGGATTTAAGATCTGTGGAGCAGCAATATACTTAACAAAACCAGTTGGTTCTAGCGTTACATTAAACTCTTCAGTGCCACCAGCAGTTGCCGGATCCAATCTTACATATAGTTTTTCTTCACTCTTTGAACCAAGTCTATAACCAGCAATAGTTACAGCAGGACGATCAATTGGATTGATGATATCTTCACTACCAAGATACAACTTAGTAAAGTTGTTTGTATCCTGAATACTACCTTGAATATCAATGGTGTAATATTGAACTTTCTTGGTGTTTGCTGCAGTCTCCTCTATAACTTTTGGAGGAATGATGTCAGTAATAAAACCTGCTTTATCTTGGTTAAAGGCAAATCCTTTATGACCAATTGCGTGAAGTGAAGTATTACCGAAGTTGGAGTTCGAGTTTGTGATGGACATATCACCACCACTTTCCATCAGGAAGTGATCAGCGAAACCAACAGCAAAGATCGAAACGTTCTGAATGAATGCATCTTCTGATGCACGAACGTGGAAGTTTCTCCACTCATCCTTCCAGTATGCATCACCTTTGGTGTGATAAGGAACAGTAGCAAACGCATCAGTTAGTGATGCTTGATTCCAAGTGTTAGAATACTCATCATAACGAATGAATGCTCTGTCATCCTTCTGAAGCGAAACGCCCGTATACTGAGCGATAACCATTGACTTAAAGCCTGTCGCCTTAAGACCATTCGCCCAGATACCACAGATACCCCATGTAGAGCGGATAGAGCAGTTAAAGACATATGGAGAGGCAGACTCTACACTATCAACTTCAGCGAGCGTCTGTGCATTAGAACCCAAAGAAGGAGTAGTGTCTACACTAACAAGTTGACCCGAAGCAATACCTGTTCCGATTGCACTAACAACCTCAGCAACTTCGTAAGTAAACTTACGGGGATCATTTTGATCAATAGTCTTAATTGGGAAGATGCCCTCAAGAACACTATCAATTTCAGTGTTTGAGATAGCAACAAACTGACCAGCAAAGTATCCGTGGTCTACTTTAGTTGTTACCTGAACTTCAGTTGTGGATGCAGGAAGACTTGGGATTGTGGTAGCATCATTGAACTTAAGAGATTCAATAACTCTAGAGTCAGATAGAGGTCCAACAATTCTGTTCTCTTGGACTCGGAAATCAAATTCACCCGGATCATCAATTGTGGGTTGGTAATCAGAAAAACCTTTAGCGATCTTTCTGTAGAATAGACCTAGTTCTTCTGTATCTGCGTATTCAAATACCGTTAGTTTGTGGTGAGAATAGTTAGGAGCAACCTTTTTGGTGAAATCATTAGGATCATAATAAACCTCACCCGTGCCATCTACACTATTAAAAAGAGGAGATTCTGCAGTAGTCTGACCATCTTTAATAGTAAACTGCCAGAAATAGCAACCACCTGTTACATTAAAGATAGCAGAACGAGGAACAGTTACTGATGCAGGGTCAGGAACATATAGAGGACGGATAACTGTGCGACGGAGGTCATAACCTACAAGAGATGAACCTCTGGGGATGATAGCGCCACCCTCAGTATTGTTAAACTTATAAAGGACGTTATCAGGGTTGGAAATATCAAGAATGGAATTATCAGTCCACTCATTATTTGCTTGATCAAATCCAAATATATCAATGTTTGTAGTATCTACAAGACCAGGACGGTTATCAATGTAGTGAATACCAGGCATCAGCATAATGCTGAACTGGTCAAACCTATCATTACCAAATCCAGGAAGATACGAGTATCTTGCAATCTCTAGAAAAGCACGTTGGATGCTCTTGAATGGCGTTACGGGTGAGTTACCTCTATTAGATAACGCATCTGTAGCGTTGAAATCATCAGGAGAAACATAAAGATACTTACCAGTTTTGCTGCTGATAAGGTTATCCAGACGTGTTAATGGCATGATTAATCTGACCCTGCGGTATATCTTTTATCCTAGGATTTATTTATACACGGGGTCTATACCTATCTTTGAGAATAAGCATTAATGCTATTTCTTTAAGACACATGTAAATGTATCCAAATTGTTCTCTATAAGTTGTTCTATACATAACTCCCCCTCCTGGGATCGAACCAGGGACAAATTGATTAACAGTCAACCGCTCTACCGCTGAGCTAAGGAGGATTGACGGGATAGATGGGACTTGAACCCACGACCCCCTGCGTGACAGGCAGGTGCTCTAACCATCTGAGCTACTACCCCATACGGGTGAAATTGAATGGACCGTAATCAGATCCCCATACTTTTTGATGAGTTTCTGAATGAAGACCACGGTCCATTACTTGGTAATTTGTTTCAGTAAGAAGGACTTCGTTATTAACATAAGTCCTAACTCCTCCACGCATTACATAACATTCACAAGTATCATTCTTACCTGTAAATGTTTTAGTTGCAGTCTCTCTAATAATATTATCACAACCCTCTCGATATGTCAAGAGATCATCAGTAAGTTTATCAAGGTTCCTGCATCCAACAAAGTCTGCTGGTGTTCTGATCTCATAATTCTTAAGTCTAAGGTAATCACCTTCATCAACTACTTCAATTACAAATTGTCTATATGGACGATCTAATTGATAGTTGTATGCCTGTTCTCCATAAAATCGAGTCTCCCCAATCTTACGATGACTAACACGAATGTGAGCATAACGAGTAGGATGACTTTGTGCTTGACGTTTGTTAGCAAAAGTTCCCTCAAATAATTCAAGAAACGTGTTCATCGGGCATCACTTCAGGATTAATAAGATCTAATTCAAATAATACAGGGTGGCATTCTTCAGCAATCAAGTAATCAGAGTACTTAAAAATATCTTCTAGTGTATAGTCTTGATTCATTGCTGCTTCTGCCAGTATCCACTTATCGTTCTTCTGTTCATCTTCGAGAACATCAAAAGCAAATGGCATACTTTCAACATAATACATCAGAACAGGTACGTTATCTACAAATACATGTTTACGTGTGATTGTATACCTGAACTGTGCCATGATGTTATGATTTCCTGTTAATGTTATATTTAACAGGATGCGAGTAGGGAGACTTGAACTCCCACGGGCATAATGCCCAACAGATTTTAAGTCTGGTGCGTCTACCGATTCCGCCATACTCGCAAATGCTTCCTGAGAGGATCGAACTCTCCTTAGGCAAATTATGAGTTTGCTGCATTCACCAGATTGCTAAGGAAGCACTCCATGTATTATAACATAGATTAGGCAGGACGGGTAGGGGGTGCTGACAGATTGGTAATTGACTGTCGCTTGATGAATGCCTTGAGTTCAGGAGTCTCATCCCACTCCCAGATCTCTTCATGTCCTTTTTTGTCGATCTTCTTAAATGTCTTTTTCATTGGAATACTCCTCTAATTTATCCATAACATCGTCAAATGAACCAATACTCTCAATCTCTGTGATGAGAGTAGCGATTTGTTTACATACTAGTGGTCGTTCTTGTCTAGCAGCATATGATAATGCGTTGCGAAGACTGCTTGTAGCCTCCGCAAGACTCTCCTCTACTTGTTTACCTAAAGCCATTGCTCCTCTTTATCCTCGACATAGTTATTATACTGGGTTTCTTGAGTGCTGTCAAGCCACAAGCATCCCAGCATCCTTCATGTAATTTAGTGTGTCATGCATGTTGCCAAGATGCTTGGCACCAATAGAGACCTGAGGATAGGTTGCCTCAGGTCCAAACTCTGCTTCAAACGCTCTTTGAGTGAAGTGTTCGTTGAGTTTATACTCATGAAAATCTCCTCCAATTGTCTTGAGCAGTGCTGCAATACGCTCACACTCTTGACTGCCGTTAGAATAGATTACTGCTTGCATAATTGTTTTTTAAAGTGTATGTATATTTCCAATGACCCATGATCTCATGCCAAATGGTGTATCGGCAATAATAGTCTGAGTATGTTCCACAACCTCTTGTGGTACAACTAAACAGAATCCAATACCAAGGTTGAATACATTACGCATCTCTTCCTCAGGAACGTCTCCTGCCTGTTGGATCTTGGTAAAGAGTTCTGGTCTCTCCCAAGCATCATAGTCAACATTAACTCCAAGACCCCTTGGAAGGCATCGTGGGAGGTTCTCAGGCAGTCCTCCACCTGTGATGTGTGCCATACCTAGGATAGGAATCTCATCTAGAAGATATTCAACCAATGGAGCATAGATGGTAGTTGGAACCAACAGCTCAGGCATCTCCTTATACTTAATGTAATTTCTCCACAGCATATCATTGATGAGTGTATATCCATTACTATGAAGACCACTACTTTCAATACCAATGACTACATCACCAGGTCTGATGTTACTACCATCAACAATCTCATTCTTCTCTACAATACCAGTACAGAAACCAGCAAGGTCATAGTCAGTTGCTCTAAAATGCTCTGCTGTTTCTCCACCTAGGAGTTCCATACCAGTAAGTTCACATGCCTTGACAACTCCATGTACAATTTCACTGACGTTAGCATCAAGTGTTTTGGCAGAGATATAGTCTAGAAAATATAATGGTTTAGCACCAGAACATATAACATCATTGACGCACATAGCAACGAGATCCTGACCAATAGTGGAGTAATCAAATGCAATCCTACAAATGTTAATTTTAGTTCCGACACCATCAGCACCAGATACCAGCACAGGTTTCTCATATCCTGATGGGATCTCCATCATTCCATTGAACCCACCAATACTAGGTGCCATCACCTTAAGATATTCCACAAAGGATCTACCCCTTTGAATGTCAACACCAGAAGTTTTGTAGTCCATTAATAAATTTCTCCTTTTGCAATTTGTTCACGACGTTTTAGTTTCCATACTATGTAATCCATTGTTGGGATACACATAGGGTTCCAACCAACAAAGGTTGTTGACTCTCCACTAGGTATCTTCCAACAGGGAGCATCATCATTGTCAAGGTCTAATGATTTACGATACTCATCCTCACCAAACATAACAACAGCACGTTCTGCTTCATTCAAACTCTTGAAGCAATCAAAACAGTTCTTTCTAATCTCATCAGGGATGTGATGTTTCATTGAATAGCAAGTGGTTGTAGTCGGTCAAGGATCTCACGATAGGCAGGAACAATATCTCCTTCATCCTTCCTGAATAGATCCTTATCAAATCTCTCATCACCACCAATCTTCCACAGTCTCATACTATCAGGACTGATCTCATCAGCAAGCATCAGTTCTCCATGGGCAGTGTATCCATACTCAATCTTAAAGTCAACCAGATCAATACCCATGATGTAGAACATCTGACGAAGGTAATCATTGATCCGTAGTGTCATCTCAATGAGAGGTTCTGGATTATATCCCATCAGTTTTACACGATCTCTCGTAAGTAATGGGTCATGCTTACTATCATCCTTCAGGAAAAACTCAACAATAGGATGTGGTAGTGAATAACCTTCTTGTAAAGTTGTCTCGCGAACAATAGATCCGGCAGCACGGTTCCTACAAATAACTTCCAGAGGAATGATGTCTACCTTCTTACAGATCATCTTATTCGCACCAACCATATTAATATAATGTGTTGGGATATTTTCTTTGGCAAGTTTCTCGAAGATGAGAGATGAGATACTACAGCAGAGGGATCCTTTTCCTAAAGGATGGTCAACCATCTCACCATTGCCAGCAGTTACCTTATCATGGTACTCAATGATGACTTGCTGTGCATCGTCACCTGCGTATACCGTCTTTACCTTTCCTTCTGTAATTACTTCCATCAGTCATCCTCCTGTTTGTATGTAATAGTGATTTGATTGTATACTTCGTCTCTGTTATCGCTGTTGTATACATGACAGCGTTCTACCTTAGCGTCCAATAGTTTCTCAATATTATTGAGTTGCCATTCAGCAGCATACTTCTTAAATCCATCGTCCATCCAAGTCTTATTGGATCCTGGTGTGTTAAAATCATCCATTATTCAATACCTGGTGGAAAAGTGTCAATCTCAGTCAGTTCATAGTCCCAGTCTTCCATGACTGTGTTGGCAAGAAATCTATCAGATAGCATTTCGAGTTCCTTCTCAGCATACTCTCTGCTCTCTGCTTCCAACCAAACATCAATTACCTTACCAAGTCTAAGTTTCTTGATGTTTAACTCAGACAATCGCTTACAGGCATCTCTCACGGCGTTGCCAGGAGAGTCATCAACCTGTGATCGTAGTCTGATGAATACTAGTGCTTTAAATTTCATGCTTGTTCCCTCTCGTCAAGTGCTTCATGAATAATTTGTTTTAACTCAATACGTTCTTCTGGTGTGAAGATTGTACGAATTTTCACTGGCATAGGATCATAACTACTTGGTTTCTTTGATTTGCCAGGAAGACTCATGCCCTGTGTGTCAATTTTGTCCATTATACTATATCCAGTCAGGTTTGTGGTGTGGTAATCGTAAGTAGTTATCTTTCACCCATGGTTTGGATGCGATATACATTTTATATGCTTCGATGGTAGTGATACTATCATCAAATTTATACTCCTCAGGCATTGCTCGAACAAAAGGAGTGTGATCATCCCATCTTACATCAGGAATGATTTTGTCAGCAGCAAGAAGAGTGGTAAAACAGGTATGAACTTTTGCATAGCGAGCAGCATATTCACTACAGAGAGCAAACCCATGAGCAAGCAACCATCTAGAGTTTGCTATAGTCTCGTTTGCCCAAATAGTACAAGGGTGATTACGGAATGCTCCCTTGTCCGTAGCATAGGGTGTGCCGTCTTTCTTAGGCAGTGTGCCATAACCATGTCCCCACTTGTCTGAGGCGACTATAGAGAGCATCTGACAGGTTTCCAAAGGCATCTTGACAATGTGCTTGTCTGGTAGAACAGCAGCAGATTTCCATGGAGACTCGTCAGTGACGAAGATATTCATTTTTTTGACTCAACCCAACAAGGTTTACATAACGAATTTTTGTATCTTTTCTCGGATGGGACATAGCATCCAACCTGAGGGCATTGATTCGCTGGAATCATTTTACCACACCCAACGCATTTTGTCTCCCACATCTTCATAATGTTCTCTCAAGTCTATTCGTTGCTTGATCTGGAAAATCTCTTGGTCTACTATCAGTAGCATTGTCAGTTTTAGGGGAACCTTCATTCGCCTTCATAGTATGCTGATAATTAGGTCGTGGGTATCTGATACAGAATGGATCAGGCATCCAATAAGTAACCTGCCATTCTTGTTCAGGATTTAACTCTAGATGTTTCTCTACACTGTGAGAAAAAATACCTATTTGGATATATCCATCATGACTGAGACATCTACCATCACCAATGTCAACTAGGAATAGCATCTTACTACTCATAGTCGTTCTTGCTCTGGGTTAAGATTTTTCACGAATTGCTCAGGATCCTTTTCTGACTTGTGTACCCAATGATAGCGCATCATCTCGAAAATAGGATCCCACATGGGGATACAAACATAATCCTTCATGTGTGTCTCGCAGCAAGTTCCTTCAGTTCCTTTGCTGTGAGTTTATCTAACTGCTCTGTAAAGTGATCAAGCAGCAATTGTTTATATTGTTTCTTAGTCATGGTATTGTTTGATTAATCTTTCAACTTGCTTCTTGTCGCAACCACAAGGAGCATTCCCTAAACATCTACGAATTAATTCGTTATCGCTGATAGAAGGTTTGATAGTAAACCCCCATTTGTCAACTTCACCTTCAATAGGTGCTTCGCATGGATCAAATTCATGTGGCATTAGTCTCGCTGTCTCCAATCATCAGGTTTGTCTTGCTGAAACCAATTCTTGATATCATCAGCATCAGTGAATCCCTTCTTATGATTGGATGGATCGGGATCACCTAACCCCATCCTATTCAGAAAATCGTCTGTGCTGCCCTCTTCAATGTTTTGGGATGCTTGGCGTCTTGCCATCTTTAACATCTCATTAGCAGATGTATTTGCTTTAGCAAGTTTCTGTGCCCAGATCATATCATCTAATTTTACATCATCATTATTTGCGATACGTTTACAAATAAATTCCAGTCGTAGTCTATATTGTGTAGATAACATGTGCCACTCATTTCCACGTAATTATTTAGAACCATGAAAAAAGGGACCCGAAGGTCCCCTTGGGTGTTCCGACTTTTGTAGAGACCGCACGAAAGGAGTCTCCACATTATTTATCAGAAGCTGTACTTCAAACCGAGTTTAGTTCCATAACCACGGTCGATGTCGCTGTCGCCACTACCAACGAAGGAGACTTCGCCGTATGCACCAAGAGCATCGGTCAAACCGATACCAACGCCTGCCTTACCAGAAGGAACAGTGTCGGTCTCAGCGCCGTCAGGAGCAACCACGGTAGCGCCGCCCTGGACGTAGTAAGAAGCGTTCTCACCAAGTTCGCCTTCGTAACCTACGTGAAGGTCCGTTGCGGTTCCAGAGTAGTTGGATCCCGTCCAGCCAGAATTAGCTTCCACGTTAACGTAGGGACCAGCAAACGCAGCGCCAGCAGAGAGTGAAAGAGCAGCAGATGCTGCGAATACAGATTTGATCATTTTTGTTAATTACCTTTTGTTTACTTGCGGAATGAATACCCGCAGATGATGGATCGGTTCGACTCCCGATCGCATGAGTTTATTATAGCAGAAGACGCTGGATGCGTCAACCAGGTTATGCAAGTAGTTGCGGCACTCGCCTGATTTGCTACAAGAGTAATTTATCAGGGTTGAGTCCAGAAATCAACCCCCCTTGTGCCAGTTTACCATTTGGATATCCGATAGGTGTGATAATATAAACTTATTAGTTGAGTAAGATGATAGAACCTTTAATGTTAACCGCACCAGAAGCGGTGATATTTGCAATACCACCTGCAATCATACTTGCATTTAAACCTGCCGTTGCCGTAAATGATGTTCCAGCAGCAACAGTAACAGCAGCACCAGCAGTCTCTGTAAGGGCAGCTCCAGCAGCAATCAAGATAGCATCTGTTGCTTTGACAGAAGCCCCACCAAGAAGAGAATTAACACTATATGTTGTATCTCTTGCTTTAACTAGTGGGGGTGTTCCTGGTTTACCAGCAACAATAGTTTGCGACACACCACCAACCCACTGAGAATAATCTCCAAGAATCTTCCAATTGACATGACCCGGCGAAATTACGTTCTGTGATGCTCTAGGATCAAATTGTACTAGTGTTTCCTCACCAGCACCAAATGTCATCTTCTGCCCTAAAATAATTTCTTTATCTTGACTCGCAACTTTTTCTACAGTACCAGCATTCATGACGATCTTTCCGCCACCAGCAGTTCCTGCTTGAATATTAACCTGAGTTTTGCCAATCAGTATTAATTCTTCTGATGCTTCAATGACAATCTTCTGTGCTCTGATATATCTGGTGCCTCCAGTTGTTTTTTCAACATAATCACCATAACATAACACGTTTAATGCTTGACCTTCATCTGTGTCATCTCCTACATTAAACTCTAAGTTAGATCTATGTTCATGTTTTTGTTGTTGTCCCCAACTATGAATACACAATTTTCCACTACCAGGACCACGTTCTTTGTCTTTTGTTCCAGTAATAAGTTTAATTTGACCTAAGTTATTCTGCACAATAGCAGAATCTTCTGGTCCATCGATACGCAATGCTTTAGATGTTTTATCCGGCAGCATTCTTTCATAGATTTCAGACCCAGTTAAAGTTCCTTTATACCAAGTCCTAAACCTAGGATTTTCCGCCAAATCCTGAGATTCATCAGGAGTTGTGGGTTTAGCAATAGTCTTAGGATACGTAGAAGCAGCTTGTGGATTCATTATGGACAATCAACGTAACGACCAGTTCCAATTTTAGTAGAACCAATTTTGGTAAGTGCATCTGTATCTAGACATGCTAGAGAGGGCAATAATTTAGCACCATATCCATTACCACCAATAACTAGAATCTCAGGATACTTTTTATATGTAGTTATCCTGTCAAGAATTCTAGCACCAATAACAAATCCTTGGTCATCGATGATTGCTTCTGCTACATCAGTTCTTCCATCAACATAAATTGTTGGTACTTCTGTATAATTACTACCTGGTCTGACGAGAGTAAAAGAGTCAATAATACATCGCTTATTGTTGTTATCTGGAAGATTTTTCCTATATCCAAATCCATTTGATTTAACACGAATTTCAGTAAGAAATCCATCTCGATCCAGTAAAGCAGTTGCAGTGGCACCAATGCCTTCGCCAATAACAAACACATATGGTGCTTCCGCCCACGGAGAACCAGGATTAGACACTGGAATATCAATAATTCCACCATTATCATCAGTGATAACATCACCAGTATCAATAGTAGGTGGAACAAATATTCTAGTATCAGTTGCTGGTCCTTCACCTTCGCCATCATCTACAATATCGTCTGCTGTTAAAATTACCACATCAGCAAATGCACCAGTTCCATTAATTGTTAGTCTAAGAATCTCTGCGTCTTCAACCACACCATCTTCTTCAATACCAATAGTAATAGTAGATTTGTTATCATTAATAATTAAATCACCAACCATATCCCCACCAATAATATCTTCTGATGTAATTCCATCACCAGAAAGAGTATAGTACAAGATTTCACCATTCTCGAAATTTGTAGTCTGAACAGTGTAAACAATAAACTCACCTTCGGGACAAGAGTCTCTATTTGCTTCTATAACTACAGTTTTAGAAAGTTCAAATCCAGAATTATCATCTCTGCCGTCTCCATCATTATCAATGAACGGAATATCCGTAGTATCATCACCATCATCATCACCATCATCAATCGGATTAGTAATTTCTGGTGGAAACAATTCAGGAATTTCATATTCTGGATTTTTAGTAATTCCTGTATATGGATTATATGGTTCTTTTAGATTTTTTTCAGTAATTGTTCCTGTAGCTATAGTTCTAATAAATCGTGTTTGAACAACACTACCTTTCATAGGAGTATTCTTTCTTATGAGAAGTTTAAAGGTTTCATCTTCTTCTCGTATGGAATCATTTAATGTTCTAACTTGAATAACTTTTTCAAGTTCTCCAGGTGCAAATCCAAGAATTCCTTTTTCTGGAATATAATCTTGTCCTTCAGTGGCGCTACCGTTATATTTTAGAGTTCTATATTTAACAGAAGATGCAATAGATACATTTCCTTTTCTCTTGACAACAAATTTAGCAACCTCTCCCTCTTCTACAGTAACATCATCAATCGTATATGTAATCTTTTTAGTTTGTTTTACACCATTGTTATCGGGATCTTGTTCTTCTCCAGGAAGAATATCTCCATCATTTCCAATACCACTACCACCCTTAGGAACTCCGCCAGTGAATCCAATAGTCGTAAACTCTAAAGTATTGCCTTTGTAAGCATCATCGCAAACATACTGAGTGTAATCAGCACCTGTTGCTGGAAATAAATTATCGATGTCCGATAGTAGATCATCCAAGAAGTCTCCTTCTTCTTTTAATTCTTCTCCACCATTTGTACAAACTGCTTTTTTCTTGCTACATGATCTATCTGGACCAGAGCATGAAATTCCTAGTAAGTTTAATACAAAATTAATTGCTCCACCAAGAATGTTTAATGGTCCCGCAATTGCTCCTAAGATATCACTAATTGGACCAAGAATTTGACCAAGAAGATCATTCATTAATGAATTAATCTTCGACATGATACCACCAACTAGAGCATCAATTTGACAAGCTACAGACTTATAAATCTGTTCAACATAACTCATTAACAAATCTGTAAGAAATTTTCCTAGGCGATCTCCAAGATCCGCCATTGAGCATCCTAAGTTTGCTAATAAATTATTAAAAAATTCTGTAACCGGTGTCAATGAATTGCCAGTTTCTGTTGGAAGAAGTAATGCTTTGATTAGATCATTAACAGCAGCTTTAAGTTTCTCAATAATAAATCCCTTTACTTTAGCAACAAACTCACTAACAACCAGCATTGCTTTGTTAATGTATCCTCTTGCTATGCCAACACCATCCTGGATTGCACCACTAGCTTGGTTAACAACATATGTACCAATATTACCACCACTATTTTGGACCGCAGCAAGAAATTCTCCCATGATACCAGTCAATTGTGATGTCATGTCATCTTCATCACATTTTTCTGCTTTAGATTGGCACCAATCTTCTGCTACTGCACTCCTATTCTTTAATGGATCTATTTTCTTTTGTGGAGTAGTGACTCTTTGATTTCCTTCTCCATCTTTTGTACCATCAGATAGTCCACCAGTAGCAGTATTTTTTTCTGTACCTTTTTGTTTTGGCGGACCATCTGCTTTTTCATTAATTTGTCCAATTGCAGTGGTAAATGGCGGAGTATCTGGTGTTCTCTCACCAAATACTTTTGTTGCACCAGGAGTCTGTCCAATAGACCCCATGATGATAGGTTTTTGTTTCTCGGTATCCATATAGAAACCGATAACCCAACAACCAATCTCTAGTTGTGGGTGTGCTCCACCAGCATTACCCGGAATGAATGGAACTGTAACAGGCATCATCACAGTTGCCCATGGCAAATCTGCCGTATCAAGGAGTTCCTTTTTACCAGGATGATCTCCTACAATACGAACTTTGAAACGATAACCACCTTTGTTATTTGTTTCGTCAGTGGCAGTTCCTTCAATTTGACCCACCCACCAATTAAACCCATCGTTTCCGATGCGCTGAGTAGGAATCAACTGTGATACTAATTGGTCCATATTAATTAATCATCATATACTAGACATTCTGGTTCTGATGGATTTTGATCACAAAAAAGTTCCAATGCCGTAGGATCGTGATGATCACCACCTTCAATTTCTGTTTTGTGATGTTCTACATAATCCTCTAATTCATGAAGTTCGCCTTCAATATGACGACGTTGGTTAGGAGAAGTCATAGGATTATCAAGGATTTCTTTATCCTTGGCAATATGTGCTTCGATGTTTTCCATAAGTAATTGCTTCTACGTTTTTATTTAGTGCCGTGGTTTGATTCTATGTCCCCATACGAATCTCGCATCAATCTTAAGGTTGTTGTAAACTTACCATTAGTAGATTTGGTACTATCATAAGTATGTGTCACTTCCTCGATGAGGTAAATGCCACTGCTTTCTTGATCGTATGGTTCATCCTGTATTCTAGCACCAGGAACTTTATTTACAAGTTTTATGTTGATCTTATCACCTGCACAGATCTCTGAGTTGCCAGGAATCACAACTGTTGCCATTTGATGCTTTAGTAATTCATATCGCATTAACGACTGTGCTGCAAAATGTTTATGAAAATCACAAAATTCACTTGGTTCTTCTGATTTATCTTCTTCTTCGTAAGATGCAATTCCTGGTTCATTATACCAGGATTCGTGATCTAAGATTGTAGATACAATTCTAGTTGGATAATCAGAAATAGATTTATCTCCAAATTTAATTAAAGATGGTTTATTTTGTGCTCCAAGATGCTTCATGCTATCATATGCATCTTCTAAACTATAGTCATATTCATTATATTGACCTGTAGAATGATTAAAGAAAACAATGAGACTGGAATACTTTCCCTTCCTCATAGCAGTCATAACATCAACTTCAGACCGAAATACTGCTTGAGAAATTGTAAGTCTATCATCCGCACCATCTGATTGATTAGCTGGTTTTTCAATGTATGGACCCCATGTATTCTCATCATTTTCATCTAATAGATCGTCAACAGCAAAGAAGTTATACCCTCTCTTATTTTCCCAGAAAAAATACCCAGCAGATCCACTAATTTTACCTCTATCTCCATCAGATTTTGAGTTTTTTCCTCCAGATCCACCACTATCAATTTTTACACTCTTTACACACAACGATGAGATAACGTCAAATGGTCTCCTATTTGTAGGAAGCATTTTTACAGCAAATTGAGTTGGTGATGTCATACCATTCAAATTTACTACAAATGGTTTGTCTGTATTTAAATTTTCCTGTAAAATTTTAGCAACAATCTCTTCTGGTTTTCCTTCCAATCTTTTCATTAATCTCACACATTCATTGTTAAGTGCTTCAACAGATACAAGACCTAACGTAAATGCTTGTGTTTGGTTTTTAGCATATCTATTACCCACTTTCCATACTTGCATTACATATTCTTGTGGATCATCTGCAGAAGAAGTATCCACAACGATCTTAACAGTCTCACCACCTTGAATAGGAAGATTTGCTAACAGTCCGGCACTATCAGCAACAGTCATAGTTCCTGCAATAAACGGACTAGTAACATTCTCAACATATGAAAATGTATTTACCATTTGCTTTATTTCATACCCCTCTGTTTCTCCAAGTGCTGCTATAACAACACTCTTTAAAGAGAAATCTGTGATATTTTGAAACTGTTGTGATTGTGCCATTATGTTAGAGACCTAATTTTTAAATCTTGGAACGCACCAAGACCTGCAGCATTCATATCAATGCCAGCAGATACACCATTTGGATTAACTCCACCACTTTGCTTACCGCCGCCAGAACCATAGTAATTATTGACTACTGTAGGTGATCCACCGCCCACACGGGAAGCAGATGCTACTTGTGCTGAAGTTGCCATGATAGGTGTTCCAGTTTGTGGTGATGCAGGTGCTGCAGAAATAGGACCAGGACTAGGAGTAGCGCCAGTAATAGTATTCGCACCCAAAGCAGACATTCCAGCATTTTGGAACATTTTTGATTTTTGTTCTGCTGTTAAAGGAGCACCCGAAGGTGGAGCTCCAGGAGTTCCTGCTTGTGCAGTGGATACTGCCTGTTGACCAGGCATTCTATACAATGCTCCCTGTCCACCATAATATGAATTATATCCTTGTGCTGTAGAAGACCAACTCATCGCTGCTTTACCAGATGAATTGGATAAAATAAATTTATTATCGGTTGCAACACCAATATGTGCCTGTGGTGGAGACTTCTGATCCTTCATAACAAATACATCGCCTGGTTGTTGTTGACCATATGGGACCTGCTGCCAACCAGCATCAATCATAGATTTCTCAGCATCAGGAACATATAGTGATGATCCCCATGGTGGAGTGATACCTGCTTTGTTGAATACTTTGTTTACAGCATATACACAACCATTCTGACCACCATCAGGACCGTCTGCTGTGCTCATTCCTTTCAAACTCTGTGCTGCAGCTGCAAGATTTTGAGATCCCCCAGATCCAGTTTGAGCAGCTGCTTTGAATGGCGACCCTGATGCCTTAAGTGCAGATAACTGACCCTTAACAGAAGAGAAACTAGTCAAAGATTTGTTAGTACCAACTCCATCATAAAATCCTTTTCCAGATGCATTTTTAGGTAGTGCTGCCCATTCCATAGAGAGATTTTTAGCAAATTGATCTTCATCAATCTCTCCAGACATAAAGTCATCAATGCCTCTTCTCTTTAAAAGCAATTCAAAGATCTTGTCTTGACCTGCTTTATCAAATTTAAATGATGAAGTATCAATACCAGCATTCTTAAGGACTTCACTGGCAGTTCTCATTTGAATTTGATAACGACCCATGGCAAACTGACCACCTTTTTCCGAATTTAATTGATCTATAGTTTTGCCAAGCACAGATTCATCTTTCGCTCCACCAACCATCTTAGTATAATCATTTCCAGACTCAAGACCACCAATAAAGTCTGCAAGTCCACCAGTATTAACTGAGGATAAATTTTTATCTCCACCAAGACCAAAGATATTATTAAGTCCACCACCTAGAAAATTACCTAAACCTTTAGCTAATCCACCTATAATTGGACCAAATATTCCAGACATAATATTTCCAAAAAGATCACCAAACATTTTAAATCCACCCTTGTTTTCAAAATATAATTTAAGACCTGCTGACTGTAAATCAGCATATTCTTTTTTACCTTTTTTCTGTGCTTCAAGAATACCTTCACCCATTGCTTGGAAAGTTTTTCTGCCCCTTCTACCTTCTAATGGGAAAACACCTTCTGCTCCTGCTTCACCCATAAGGGCATTAGTCGGTTGTGTAATGATGCCACCCTTAGCGAATGGCGTCATTCCCATATCTCTAGCAGCAAGAGCAGCGTCAATACCAACTGATCCAACTGTGCCAATACCAGGAACTGTTGATGCTGCACCAGATGCTAACTCAAGACCAGCACCTACAAAATCACCCTGTAACGCTCTCTGCGCTGCAAAGACAGCACCAAGACCCAAACCAACTAAAGGTATCTTTTTACCAACTGATTTAGCAACAGCGCCCGCTCCTATCTTCGCAGCACCCTTAACACCAAGTTTAGCAGCTGCTTTGCCGCCATATTTACCTGCTGCTTTTGCTGCTGCTTTACCACCATATTTTGCTGCTAATCGTGTTCCTACTCGTGCTGCACCACGCTTACCAACTGCTTGTACTACCTTTTTAGCACCAACTTTGCCACCAATACCAAGTCCAGGACCACCACCAGCGCCACCGCCACCAGATCCACCACCACCAGGTAGTAATTTTTGGAATTTTTCTGGTGTAGTAAATCCAGAACGATCAGAACCTTTTTCTAATGCTTTTTCTTCGCCTCTAGCAAGTGCTCTAGAAGCAAGTTTATCTGATTGAGCTTGTTGCTCGTTATGCATCGAGCGTTGCGATTTTGTCTGCTCTTCTGTTAGATTGGATAAAGTAACAATTGCTTGTGTATTCCTATTAACAGCAGCGACAATATCGACACCACTATCAGGTGAAATTGCAGGAGTATTTGCCGAAGCAGTTCGCATTTCCTGCGATTTTCTGAAATCTGAAACTCTTTGCGATTTTGTTAAATATTCTCCACTATCACCAACACCAGTTTGCGCTTTTGCAAAGAAATTTTCTGCATTTAGCGGTTTTGCTTGTGGTGCAGAAGTAGAACCAAAATCAGTAAAAGTTCCACCTTTTCTGGTCTGTGGACCACCTGCTACATCAGGATCAGTAGTTCCTAAGTATTTTTGTTCTTTTCTATTAATATCAGTGGCATTTCTACCAACAATAGCAGTTTTTGCTTCTGTGTTTACAATACCTGCTTTTTTGGGAGCAATAGCACTAGAAGTAGCACCTGTTAGTAGTTTTGTTGCAGCACCGCCAAGCATTTTCTGCCCTGACGGTGGAAGTTGTGCTCTATCCTTTCCCCCAGGTAATAAATCCCTTACTTCTTTTACGTTAGCGTTAACGACACGGAGATCTTTACGGAAAAGTTTCTTGAATGCATCATATAATTTCTTATATGGGATTCCAAGTCCTTCTCCTGATACTGCTTCTGGTGTAAGATAACCGTGTGCCATTATTACCTTGCTGCTTTTTCTTGTTCTTGTTTGACTTGTTCTAGGTATTGCATGAGGAGACTAGTGTAAACTTGTCTCTCCCAAGGCATCATATCTTCTATTTCACTCAAACTATATTTATGGTGTTGCATCAAGGCAAAATTAGTCTTGTAATACCCCTCTAACGTGTTATGAAAGAGGCTTATCCGAAAAAATTAGATAATCCTTGAATTACAACACTATTTTCAACTCCAGTATTTGGGTTTTTTAACTTAATCTCATGTTTAAGGACTGGCATCTCAGAGAAAAATTCCTGAACTTTTTCAAATTGCTTATTTGTCAATCCTTCAATAAATTCAACAAATTCTTTTTTTGATGTGGTCGAACTGTCGTATACATCTTCACCATCAAAAATTTGATCGACGCATTTTCCCATGATCTCAATAACTTGTTCGCTAGTATCTTTTGCGATAATTGATACTTTTACAAATTCTTCAAATGAAGGATACTTCATAATAAGTCCCATACTGTCTGACAGCATGATTTTACTAGAATGGTCTTCTGATTTGATAACTTGGACATCTGTCAAATTAAGATTGTACTTAACTTGCGTTTCACCGTCATCTTCACATGTTAGCAACATTTCAACAACTTCGCCAACTGATACAGCACGAATTTGTAAGAAAATATATTCTAAATCAAAAATCGCTAAATCTTCTAATTTTACGCGAGTTGTAATACAATTTTTCAGTAATGTCCTTGTAGCATCCTCAATCTGCTTATCATCTCCAGATTCGAGTGCCAACAATAATAGTTTTTCTTCTTTTACGACAAATGGGCGATATTTGATTTTTTTGCCATTTGAAGGAATTTCCAATTCATAAGTTGGTAATGCAACTTTTGGTAATGCCATTATACTTAGATCATATCATATTAATATTTAGTGCGACTTTTTGACGCAAAAATGGGCGGGGAAAATTTTCCCACTTTTATGGAATTCAAAAGTTAATTTTCGGTCTAATATCGTTCTTAATCACATAGTGTCTCATGTAAGAGAACTGTGCTGTTACTTGCGTCAACTGACTATTACCAAACTGTAAAGGTATTGCATCAATAGCATAGGGATATGCTTGCTCCAAAATATATGTAATGGGTGCTCTTTCTATGGGAGAATTTGGTCCAATTTCAGTCTTGGTAATAGCAATTTTACATGCATATTCATCCCTATATTTCAATTTAATATTTCTTCTCTCTGGTCTACCAGCATCGAAAGCAGAAGATTCCATTTCAGATTTTGATCTACCAGAAAAATCTTCGCCAGTTTCATTAAAAATAGAGTCAGTCCAATCTTGTAAAAATTTAAGCGATGTCATATTAGCATCACACATAAATCCCAATTGAATTTCAGTAAACACTCTTGTATGAGGATAGTTTACAGAACCACTACCAACATACGTGCCATTCATTTGACCTTGTGCTGTATTAGTGTTTGGCAATTGTGCTTCAGTGCAAAACATTTCAAAGTAGTCAGATGATTGTCCACCCGGAGGAGTAATTGGTGGATTGATAAACTTCACAACAAAGTTATTACTGAACGACATTCCGCCGTTTGCTGCCATTGTTGTTAATAGACGATCTATCGACACACTAAATACCTATGTTGGTCCTTCTATATTTATGGCATACTCTGGATTTTACAAACCCAAAAATCCTACTAAGTATCGTGGCAATCCTTCAAACATAGTTTATAGATCACTATGGGAACGTAAGTTCATGGTGTTCTGTGATAGTAATCCCTCAATAATTGAATGGGGTAGCGAAGAAGTAATCATTCCTTATCGCGCACCTGATGGTAAAGTAAGACGATATTTTCCTGACTTTTACATTAAAGTAAAAGAAAAGAGTGGAAAACTTACCAAGTATATTATTGAGATCAAACCCAAAAAACAAACAAAACCACCGAATGAGAAAAATAAAAAAACTGCTGCCTATCGTAATGCCGCACTAACTTATGTAAAGAACCAAACTAAATGGTCCGCTGCGAGAGAGTATTGTGAAGACAGGCAGATGAACTTCTTAATACTAACCGAAGATCACTTAGGAGTCTAAAATGGCAACCGGATTTGCGTCAGTCCAACGTAATATTACAAATAAAGACCCAGGATACAAGACATTATTTGAAAGAGTATCCAATTCCACAGGAGGAGAAAAGAAATCTCTAACTTGGTATAGATCTGCAGTAAAAGCAGAAGCAAGTAAATACAAAAAGAATTTTAACAATTACATCTTAGACGAACGTAAAGATCGTGCTGGTGCTGTCAAAGAACAAGACAAGAATGAACTGCGTAGATATGCAGTAGCAGGTCATCTGTATATGTTTGAGTATAAGGCAAAGATGAAGCATCTGCCTTACTACGATAGATTTCCTTTGCTATATTGTTTTAAGGCACCAGGGAAAAGTGAATTTTGGGGTGCTAACTTACACTACCTGTCCCCAAAGAAAAGATTGATTGTTACAAAGAAATTGATGCAAGGCAGAGTTGATATACCTAAGGTATGTTTTCATAAATATCTGAGTAGTCATGTAGACGGATTATATCTTGACCTTGCTTCAACAGAATGGGACACTGCTATTCTTTTGCCAACCGAGGATTTTGTGAAAGATGTTAATGGAAGAACTTTCCCTATCGATAAAAAGATTGTGTGGGAAGAAACTGATGACAAATTCTACGATAAAATCTCAGGTCAAAGAATGATTAAAGGATATGGAACTAAGCAGTCAAAGGAGATGTCTAAGTAATGAAAACAAATACTGGCGGTAAACCAACTGCTAATGGCACCAAAATAGGTCAAACTGTAAAGACTGAAGCAGCAGGAGCACAAGGAAGTAAGTATCAAGTTTACTATCAATGGGATGGTTCTACGTGGAATAGTATTAATAAATCAAAGTACTTAGAGTCTACGCCATCTGGAACATTCTCTTATAAAACAGTAGCAGCTCCAACTCTTTCGAGTGCTACTGGTTCTCGTAGATATCCAAGAGATGCAGCGATGACAGCGAATTCTGATTATGTATTATTTGAATTTTATGAATACCAACCACCATTTCAAAACATAAACAAAGGTAACACTAAAGATAACAGCACACCTCTTGCAACATATAACGAAAGTGTTGCTGCAGAAAAATTTTACAAAAAAACTACAGAGCAATCAATTATCCTATACATGCCAGAAGATGTTTCTACTGGATACAAAGCGAACTGGAGTGGTAAAGCATTCAGTAATATTGGCAGAGATGCACTTACAACAGCAGGATCTGGTGATTTTGGTCAAGGGATGCAAAATGCTTTAACTACAGCAGGAACTGCATTTGATCAAGCTATTCCGAATTTAGGTAATAAAGTTATTAGAGATACTATATCAAAAATTACTGGCGAATCTTTAAGTCAGAATGATGTTTTTGGTGCAACTCGTGGTGTTATCCTTAACCCTAACGTTGAACTATTATTTACTGGAACAGATCTCAGGAATATTTCTCTAAATTACAAACTTGTTCCAAGAAATGCATTAGAAGCAACAGAGATTAAAGAAATTTGTAGAATATTTAAACGTGCAATGCTACCTAAGTTTTCAAAAGGAAACGAGTTAAATTTTTCACAAGGAACAAATGCAAAAAATAATTTTATTAGAGTTCCAAATGTCTGTCGATTAACATTTATGCGTGGTAATGGTCCTAACCCAGATGTAGCACAGTATAAAATATGTGCCACGACAAATGTAGAAATTAATTACACTCCTGATGGAACGTATGCTACATATGATGATGGCAGTATGGTTGCTATTGGTTTATCATTATCATTCCAAGAAACAAAACTCATTTTCTCAGAAGAGGCAGACAAATACTGATGTACTTCTCACTAATCCCAAACATCTCATACGATGAGAAACCGATCAGTTATCCTTTCTCAGAATCTGATTTTATAACTGCGAAAAATTTCTTTCGTAGATACAAAATTAATGATGATGTATTATCATACGCAGTAATTTTCAACAAGTATACAATTGAAGATCTTGATAGACCAGATACTCTTGCTGATAGAATGTATGGAAATCCATTTTTTGATTGGGTAATTTTACTGACAAACAATATGGTTAACGCTCAGTATGATTGGCCGATGACAAACTATGAGTTAACTAGTGTGCTAGAGTCAGAATTTGATGATCCATATGGAGAGATCAATCACTACGAAACATATGAAATTGGTCAGTACCCTGCTGGTGTTCATGTAGATGAGACTTTCTACAATACTACACATAAATTGAATATCAATGGTGCTATGACAATAAAAAACGGCAACGAGATTTGTCGTGCCGTTACCGTTGCTGAATACTATACTGCTGAGAATGAAAAGAAGCGTCCCATTTACTTATTAAAACCAGCATACTTCCAACAGTTTATAGATGATTTTAGAAAAAGAAATTTATACAAAAAAGACGCCAACTATATTAGTCAGCGTCTAAAGAAAACTGGTTGACTTTTTCAGGCAAAAATTTGCCCGAAATTTTTTCCCAGTTTTATCGTTTTGAAAAACCCAATTGGTAGCAAGTAGATGTTGCTATTTCTGGTTTCTTTTTCAATACTCTGTAAGCATGACCATGAACATCTGTTTCTAAAGTAAGGTGTGCTTTAGTGTGAACGATCTGAATCACCAGTAACATACCAAACAACGAAAGGTTGACCAGAGTTACTGGATGAAGCAGAGCTTTACCAAGAGTTTTAATCACTTAATGAATTTATCCATTCTTAATTTGATGTAATACATTCCGAGGACCCACAGGGAGAAGAGGAACCCCTCCCCGTAGGACATGGAGTTCCAAGCGTGAACTACATCCATCACTCTTCAGCAAGACGTGCGAAGTAAGACAGTGCGTCGTCATCCTCAACGATTGCCTCTTCCTTGACGGGAGAGGGAGCATTCATCTGCTGACGGAAAGAAGATCCACCAGTGATGTCAGGGTCGTTGAACCCACCAGTAGCAGCGACTGGTTCATACTCTTCGCTGTCTACTGTAGGAACAGCAGTGCGTTGAGTGATACCAAGCACCATGTTCAGACGACGCTCAAGATCCTCATAGGATTTGAACTGATCTTTATTGGTGAATGCTTCAAGAGAATTCTCTTGCTTCCAGATTGCTTCTAGTTGATCATCATCAGCTGACAGAGCAGAGACAGAATCAAACTCAGAACTATCATAGTTCCAGTAACCTGCGACCTTCTTGATCTTCAGTTTGAAGTTAGCACCTTCCCAAAGGTCAAAGACATTAACTGGTGTCTCATCTTGGAACTCAGGTTGCATAGCAGAGAGGATCTTGTCATGGATCTTCTTGCCAAACTTGTAAAGGAATACTTTACCTTCGTTCTCAGGGTGCTTAGGATCTTTCACGACATAGATGTTGCTGTAATACTGGAGCTTACGCTTCTGTTTACGAGCAGTTTCTTTGTCTTCATCTGCACCGCTATTCCAGAGACGGCGGTTCACTTCACCAACGGGATCCTTCTCGTTGAGTGTAGTTAGAGAGTTTTCAATATACCAACCACCAATACCTTGGAAGGCATGGGAGTATAGTTTTGCCCAAGGAACGGTCTCGCCGTCAGGGGCAGGGAGGAAACGGATAACAGCGTATCCATTTCCAGAAGCGTCAACCTCTGGTTTCCAGAAACGTTCATCAACGTTCTTACCGCTGGATGATTTCTCTAATTCCTTTTGAAGGAAGTCAAAGTTGGTCTGGGATTTACGCTTAAGGTCTGAAAAAGACATAGGATTTTTAGATTGAATTGGATTTGGTTTTCGTGTTGGGTCTTACGTGCGAACCAGTCTCCCAGTCCCGTCTGCCCAACGAAGTTATTATAACAGGTGGTGGGGTGGGCGTCAACCCGGCGGTCCCTCACCATTTTCAAAACGAGTCTTGAGAATTTGAACTTTCTCCAACAACTCATCAAACATCTGCTCGATAGGTGTGCCAGGTGTAGCACCTAGCATAACAACCCCTTGCTTCATTGTCTCAAGGACAGAGACAGCTTCAGGATCGTCACTCAACTTGATGCGAGCATGAAAGATCTTTTGTTTTTCAATAAGAGTTGCTAGAGTATCAAAGTATTCTAGTTTACGTTCTTCATTGAGAAGAGCAAAGTTCATAGCAGATCTAAAACAATACTGCTGAAGTTCCATCATCTCTTGGATATCTCCTCGGATGATATCTGATTTAAAGAAGCTCATACTAACATTAATTTGGCACGACTGGTTTTTTTCATAAAGTTAAGTTGTTGAGCATCGTGACGGAGTTTTTCCTTTAATGGTTTGCTGATCAACTTATTGATGCTATCTAGTTCAATCTCATTCACTTCACAGTAGTGGATAACCGAATCAATGTAATTCATATCGGGATTGCTAACTGCAATCTTCTCCACCTCCTGCGAGAATCTCGCAGTAGTCATAAACTTATCCTCTAATAATTGTTTTTTGTCCATATCGTTCTTGATACTCCGAGATATAACTCATTAATTTCATAAAGAATTCTTTCTTAGGTGGAAGCACCTTGACTTGAGTCTCTCCGTTTTCACAAGCAACGATAGTTACGAGTTGCTTGACACTCAACCCGTAGTTTTCTTGAAGCATACATGCATATGCTGTTTCTTGAACGAAGTAATCGTAAAGATATTTCTCACGCTTAGGTTCAGCAGCTGTCTTAAAGTCAATGATAGACAACACACCGTCGAACTCAGCGATACAATCTACTCGCCCCGCAATCTCTAAATGTTTAGAGTAGAGCGCCGCTTCCTGTAAGTAAATATTATTTATACGGTCCAAAACAGGGCGACTGTGATTGAACATAAGAACAGGAAGAGGGAACTTACTATACTTCTTTAGGTCTAGATTATTATTAAAATAGTCTTCAGCAATAGAGTGATACTTTGTGCCACGACCAGTAGCACGAGTTGTCTTAGCATTCGCTGCCTTCTCGCCAACGCGAGCTCGCCACTTAGCAATGCCTGCTTTTTTTGCTGCGTTGTTGCCAATCACAGTGGTGACAGATGGATAATGATGTCCTGTTGGTGTAAGATAAACACGTTTGCCCTCCACCATTTCAGCAGACATTTCAATAGGATCTAGTCCCACATGATTGAACAGTTTCATAGACCCAGATTAATTTTATTAATGATGTAAGATTTGACAAGACCAGAGCGAACGATATCATCCACACCAAACTCAACCAGTGAGAACTCATCCATATTTTGTAGGATGCGTTGGAAGTCTAGGATACCTGAACGTTCAGAGATCTTTTGAAGATCAGTTTGTGCTGCGTCTCCACAGAAAATGATCTTACTGTCCTGTCCCACACGAGTGATGATACTATCCAGTTCATGGAAGTTTAGGTTCTGACACTCATCAATGATAACGATAGCATTGTCTAGTGTAGTACCACGTATGAAACTAGTAGACCAGAAGGAGATAGTTTCCTGTGCCTTCAGGTTATCATAGAGCATTTCATATGATGCATCGTCTGGCATCTCAAACATGGATTGAACCATGTTCTTGTATGGTATCTGATAGAGAGAAGACTTATCCTCATGGTCTCCAGGGAGGAAACCAATCTCCCTAGTAGCGACAAGAGAGCGAACAATATAGATCTTTTCAAAAGGTGTATACTCATTGAGTACATCCTTAAGTGCTTTGTAAAGAGCAACATATGTTTTACCTGTGCCTGCGACACCATAGGCATAAACCATCTTACCTTTGTCCCACTCATCAAACATAACCTGCTGATTATGAGTAAGAGGTTCAACAGGGATCATGTATGCCTCATCAATAGGCTTACGACGCTTCCTCTGCTTCGCATTCATACCTTGTCCAGGTGCTTTAGTAGTCTTCTTTCTAGCTGGCATGTCAGTTATACTTTTGTGTGATGGTTCTATTTCTTGGTGCCTTAGGAGCAATCTTATTCTTCATTATATCATGAAAACCAGGATGTGTTCTACTCATCTTGTCTCTCCATTCACCAACCTCACCAGAGGCAGGACATGTAGATGGATCACTCCAATCTCTATCCCATTCTGGATTGTCATCTTTCCACTGACTCCACTCATGAACACTAAGTCTTACTTCTTTTTGTTCACCAGTTTCTTTGTTAATCACTGGGTAAGTCGCCATCGTCTCCCTCCTTTACTTTATTAAATCCAAATGGACCTGCTCCCTTTTCTTCTAGTGCTAGCTTCAGTGCGACACCACCAATCGCTTCCATCACTTTAATAACTTGCTCAGGTTTAGCATCTTCACCAAGTTCTTTGGCAACATACCAATACTTAGGCCAAAATGTTTGACCTGCCAATTCATAATCTTCTAACGTTAATAGTTTCATGACCACTCCAGTGCTTCAGCACAAATAGGTAATTCTTTTACAAATACATCGCGACATTGTTGAGCAATATCCATGTGTTCTTTTTGTGTTCCATGAGCAGAACGCAGATCAATATAATGCATCCATGAACGAACTGAGCCACTCATGTAGATTTTTGTAGGGACTGCCAAAGGAAGCACAAATCTAGCACATTCCTTTGCCACACCATGATCAAGCATAGTTTGATATAGATCCATACCAGAAGCAAAATGCCTCTCGATAGCAATCTCAAACTCTTGCTTATGAAAAGCATCTAAATCATCAGTAGAATTCTGACGATTCTTTTTATCCTGACGACGCAAATCAGGTAGAGGAATTGTATCTGCCAGCATAGAACTGTCAGCATACCGTTGAGAAAACTCTTGGAATGTGAAACTCCTATGCCTCAGAATTTGAGCTGCGATTCCGCGATTGGTTTCAATCTCTAGTGTCATGAACGCTTGTTCAAATACAGACCAGTGATTATGTTTGATACAATAACTAAGGAGTCCCGATACTTTCGGATTGTCCTGGTTGTTCGGGTTGCTCACCCTCGCTACGTACCCCATCATCTTCTCCGCTTCTGGGGTGATAGAAACTAGACGGACTGACCCATGTTGTTGCTTCATTCTTGAATCCTTTACTCATCATTTCACGTTTTTTCTTGAGACCTAACTTAGCAGCACGTAACTGCAATCGCATGTAATGGATCTCCTCATCAGTATACATCATCGGATTCTTATCCGCAAGCTTAATCGCTTTCTTTGCTACTTTAATTGTATCTTTAAACCTCAATGGGTTACCTCCTCTAAGTATTGAAGGAATGCTTTCTCAGCACCCTCCGTTGATTTATTGCCTTGAGATACCCAGTGATGACAGAACTCATACAGATGCTTTCCTGTTTTTAGTTTCAAATAATGTTTCAATTTGATAAACACATCTGCGCGAAGACTCATACGTTCATCACTGTATCTCCAGTCAGACTCTATGTCCATATATTTATGAGTAATATCAATACATCTTAGCACAAAAAAAGAGGGGTCGCAACCCCTCACTTTGTATTTAATCTACTGCTTGTGTATTTGACTTGGCGATTGTCTGTCGCCGCTCTTCGTCAGCAATGTAGTCAATGTTCATCGTTCGCCGTCTCTGACGAGCCTGTTTAAACTGCTCCATCTTGACGTGATCTACTGCTTTCTTAATTGCTTTGTAAGTTCCTGGTTCAACGTCCCATTCACCATTCTCTGCTTTGATACAGTATGTATCTGCTAGTTTTAGCAAGTGATCCAGTTTAGCATTAGAAACGTTTGTGGTCGGACCTTTAGCCATGGTGTTTTGTCGTTTGCTCTAGTATTATAGCATAAAAAAAGAGGGGTCGCAACCCCTCGTGATGATATTATGCTAAGATTCTCCTACAAATACGTTTACACAATGACTGACCTTCTCGACATTCGATTAAGCATTCATAGTATTCATTAATTGTTTCTAGTTCCTCTTGTGATTGTTGTACGGATGATTCAAAATTTCTCCACTCATGTAGTTGATTGAATGGAATTAGATTATGCATGATGCACCTCCTTAGTATAGAATAAAACTAAATCATAACTAAGATTTATTTCTTACATCACTAGTCCTCATTTCTACAACTAATTATAACGGTTTCCTAACATTTTAGCATCCGTAAATATGCTCAAAAATAAATAGGCACAAAAAAAAGAGGGTCTAAACCCTCTTGGTAAGTAAGTTAATCACTTAGTGTAAAGTTTACCACGATAGCAGAATGTACCATGGGTCTCTTTTGATTCTACACAACGAGTAGAATACTCAACACCACGATATGAGGTGTGAGAGATCTGTGCGTCGTGAAGGGCAGATGCTTTGTTGATCTGCTTCTTGATCATGTTTAGTGTGTTCATTTGTCAGTCTCCTGAAGTTAGGGTTTTTAATCCCCGTTCCTTCAGTCGTGTGCGTCCCATGGGTAGCAATGAGGGGTTGATTCCTTCATGACCTCAATCAATTCCACCTTATATTCGGTAGGAATATTCTCATTTGTTCTCATCCGTAGCATAATGCTATCAGCTTGAGCACATGTGAGTGATGAATAGAATAATAGTTCTAACATGGGATGAACGGCTCCGTTCCGCGACTTACTTGCGTCCTCCTTGTGGAAGATGAACGTGTGGTAATTATACCATACTTTATTTATGGTAGCAAGTCAGTTTCCAGCTAAGTAGAACGAAGATTCTTTCGCCTTACATACCCTCTTGACTTCTGCGTCATAGACAGGAACTGTTCCAGCACCAGTGATTAAGTTCTTAGCAAATTCCCATGCCTCTCTGTAACGATAAAACTTATACACATCGTTATAAGTTTTAGCAGATACAAGAATACCATCCTTCCTCCATGTCTTCATCGTATGCCAGACAGTAGGTTCAGATAGTTTACGATAGAAAATACACCAATTGCCCTTTTGATTTGCACTCATTTGCTTTTCTTGTTAGGATTTTGCCAGAGTTTAGGATTAGCTCTACCCTCTGTTTGGTTCATACTAATTACACTATGATACTTGTCCCAGTAGTGATCAAATATCTCTGATTTCTTAGCAGATATAACAATGTCATGTTGAACACCACCTTCAGTATTATACTCAATAATATAAGCAGTACATGGTAGTGATGTATCCTCTGCTAATTTAGGATCACAGTTTTCGTGAAGTAAATTCACGAGCGACCTCCCCATTGAATCTGAGGATATGCTTCCTCCACACACTGCTTGGTGATCTTCCAACGCTTGCCAAGTTTCTTATCCTTCATAAGACACAACACCTCTGCTTCTCCCTTGTGTAGACCCTCTAGGAGTTGAATGAATAGGGTTTCGCGACGACTTTGAGATACGTTTGCTCCACCCTTAAAGAAAAGATAGAGCTTACGATACTCGTGAACAAGTTTCGTATGCTCTGTATCTTCTGGTGCTTCATTCTTTTCATACGGAACATCACCAGCTGGAAGCATAGAGATAATGCTCTCATCAAAGTTGGCAATTAGAATTTGCCTGAGTGCTGGAGAGTTATGCTCCTGCAGAAGTTTAATTTTTTGAGTCTTAGTTTTAGCGTTGCTTATTTTTTGCAGCACTTCATTCAGTAATAATTGCATGACCTAATTAATATCATAAGTGTATTTATTCTTCTTCAAGTTCCTCTTCATCTACGAAGCGAACTGATAGAAGTTCTTCGTTGATCCATTGACCGTCTCCGTCTAACATCTCTGGATGAATGTTGTCTTCTTGCATACGATACATGTATTCATGGAGTTTTTCGTTTGCTGTCCACCCAGTAATCACACCAACACATAAAAATATAAAGGAAACAGTTGCTGAGAAATAAACAATGGTTGCTTGCGTCATTGGTTCAACTCCAATTTAAGTTTGCTTGCTGTCCCACAAAAGTTCAAAGTTGAAATAGACTCTTCGCTTTAGTAGGGTAAAAAATCTAGTGATAGCGATACCTTTTGATGGGGGTTTCGCTTCTTCCTTTTCTGCCTTCGCCCCCCGAAGCATTAGTTCTATGCCTTTATTTATTTTAAGATCTTTCACTTTTTTGGTGCAGAGACTAATCCATTTTCTAGAAAAAATTTAGCAGTCTCTACTAAACCACCGACCTCTTCGCCATCGATAACAACATATGGAAAAGATGTTGCATTAGGATAATCTTTTTTCATTTCTGTTGACGTTGCTTGAATATCTTCGTAGTCATTGATATTAGCACGTTCAAAAAGTTCCTTTAACTTTTCACAGTAGCGACATCCAGGCGTGGAATAAAATTTAATTTCCATAAAAAGCAAATGACTAACATATGTAGTATACAATAAAAAACCACCCCCGTCAAGAGGATGGTCGAGGAGGTGGTCTGAATGGACAGTCTGGACACCCAGCACCACAACATCCTCTAGAAAGGTTCATAATTTAACCCAATGGTTTTGATTGGCAACATGTTCTGTCCACTCTTCTTTTCGTATAATATCAAACGCAAATGTCATTCTGATTTTATTATCTTTTACAGAATCTGTATAGTGTTTCATCCAACTGGGGAAAATAGTAATCTTACCATCAAAGTTTTTTGATTCCCAGTTCTCTTCGGTAAAAGGATTTACATAATACGTTGACGTTTGATTAACTTGTACACATACATGACCACTTAAGTAACAAGCAGGTGTTGGGTTATGTATGTGAGGGAAAATCTTTTGATTTTTTCTCATCACATTTGCCCATGACTGTACATAGATTTCATCTAAAGGTGGATACTCTAAGGATTCTATAAACTGATCATGAACTTTACGAATAACTTTCCTAAGTGGTTTTGCATTATCAAATTCAAGAAGATTGTAATTTCCAGAACGTGAAGTTAAACTATCCTTTCCTAGTTTAGTACCCCAATCACTAACAAATTCATACTTGTCAATGATTTCTTCTTCTTTAGACATTACTTCTTTTTGTATAAGATACAAATCAAACTCAACTTGACCTTCACCAATATAATATTCCCAAGAAGGAGCGAATGGAGTATCACCGTCTTTATTAAAACCGTATATTTGTTCAAGCATAAAAAAGAGGGTGTTTAACCCTCAAAGTATACCACTATTCAGTTTTTTTGTAAAGGTCTTCCAGTTTTTCTCTAGTTAAATCCACATACATTAACTCTTCACCTGCCTGTGGTGCTTCAGGATGACGTGGTTTGGGTCTATTCATTTCTATTTTAATAGATTGAATATTAGCCCACATCATAGCGAAGGCACCACCAGCAATGAGAGCAAAGCATATAAAGTAAAGTGAGACTTCAAAACTATTCACAATGCATTACCACGAGGCAGAACTTCCTCAGGGAAGATAAAGTTTTCATGTGGTTGATCGGCAGGTGCTAACCATGCTCTCAATCCTTCATTTAAAAGTATATTTTTTGTGTAAAATGTCTCGAATTCAGGATCCTCTGCTGCTCTGATCTCTTGACTTACAAAATCATAAGCACGAAGATTAAGAGCAAGCCCAATGATGCCAATAGAAGATGTCCAAAGACCCATGACAGGAACAAACAACATAAAGAAGTGCAACCAACGCTTATTGCTAAACGCAATCCCGAAGATTTGCGACCAAAAACGGTTCGCAGTGACCATAGAATAGGTCTCTTCTTCTTGAGTGGAATCAAATGCCTTGAATGTGTTTGCTTGTTCTCCATCTTCATACAATGTATTCTCTACAGTTACACCATGGATTGCTGATAGCAATGCTCCACCTAGTATACCAGCAACTCCCATCATATGGAAGGGGTTGAGGGTCCAGTTGTGGAAACCCTGAAGGAACAACAGGAACCTGAAGATCGCCGCGACACCAAAGGACGGCGCGAAAAACCAAGAGGACTGTCCCAAAGGATAGATGAGGAACACACTGACGAATACAGCAATAGGACCAGAAAAAGCAATCGCATTGTAAGGTCTGATACCAATCAGGCGAGCAAGTTCAAATTGCCTAAGCATGAAACCAATGAGAGCGAAGGCACCGTGGAGAGCCACGAAATTCCAGAGTCCCCCAAGCTGGCACCACCGCTGGAAATTCCCCTGAGACTCAGGACCCCAAAGTAGCAGAAGAGAATGACCCATAGCGTCAGCAGGCGTCGAGACAGCTGCCGTAAGAAAGTTAGCACCCTCAAGATAGGAAGAAGCAAGACCGTGGGTGTACCAACTCGTAACAAAAGCTGTGCCAGTAAGCCAACCGCCAATGGCAAGATAAGCAGTGGGAAGAAGTAGGAGTCCAGACCAACCCACAAAGACAAAGCGATCCCGTTTAACCCAGTCGTCCAGGACATCGAACCACCCCCTAGTTGGTGTTGTTAGTGTACTTGTTGTCATTTTTTGTTTACCTTAGACATAAAACTTTACATTTGTAGAGATAAAAAAAGGAGGTCCGAAGACCCCCAAATTATACCATAGGTTGAGTAATCAACCAACAGAAGGAGCAATCAAGGCCACAGGTGTGGACTCAGCTGCTGCAAGATCAAGCGGGAAGTTGTGCGCGTTGCGCTCGTGCATGACTTCCATGCCGAGACCGGCACGGTTGAGCACGTCTGCCCATGTGTTGAGGACACGTCCTTGTCCGTCGAGGATGGACTGGTTGAAGTTGAATCCATTGAGGTTAAATGCCATGGTGCTTACGCCCAGTGCTGTGAACCAGATTCCGACTACAGGCCATGCTGCTAAGAAGAAGTGAAGTGAACGTGAGTTGTTGAATGAAGCGTATTGGAAGATCAAACGACCAAAGTAACCGTGAGCGGCGACAATGTTGTATGTCTCTTCTTCTTGACCAAACTTATAACCATAGTTCTGTGACTCAGTTTCAGTCGTCTCACGGACGAGTGAAGATGTAACCAAAGAACCGTGCATGGCGGAGAACAGTGAACCACCGAAGACACCAGCGACTCCCAACATGTGGAAGGGGTGCATCAGGATGTTGTGCTCTGCTTGGAAGACAAGCATGTAGTTGAATGTACCACTGATACCCAAAGGCATCGCATCAGAGAATGAACCTTGACCGAAAGGATAGACGAGGAATACAGCAGATGCTGCTGCTACTGGAGCAGAGTATGCTACACAGATCCAGGGACGCATACCTAAGCGGTAAGAGAGTTCCCACTCACGTCCCATATAAGCATAGATGCCGATAAGGAAGTGGAAGACTACGAGTTGGAAAGGACCACCGTTATACAGCCACTCATCAAGAGATGCTGCTTCCCAGATGGGATAGAAGTGAAGACCAATTGCGTTGGAGGATGGGACAACAGCACCAGAGATGATGTTGTTTCCATACATGAGTGAACCAGCTACGGGTTCACGGATGCCGTCAATATCGACGGGGGGTGCTGCTACGAAAGCAACGATGAAGCAGATGGTTGCCGCCAACAGAGTTGGGATCATCAGTACACCAAACCAACCGACATACAGACGATTGTTAGTTGATGTTACCCAATCGCAGAAATCATTCCACGGGGATGTTTGTTGTCTAGAAAGAGTTGTAGCCATTGTAATTGAAAGAAAGTAAGATCATCAGGGAAATGATGGTTTTACTATTTCCTCGCCACCCTAAGGCAAGGATATGAAAGACGTGTTTA